GCCTGGCAGACATGGCAGGGGTACCCCTCCTCTATTAGAAGAGTAAGGAAAATAGTATAGGAGGGAGAGTATAGTAAAGGTTAGGGGAGGGGTACCCCTGCCACCCCCGCCAGGTGTCTCTGCATATCGAAATAACGGTGTGAACTCCGTAAAGTTCGATGTTTGACCCCTGCCAGGCCATCACTGATGCTGGTTTTTATACCTGGCCTCCAGGAATCCATCTGGAGGTTTGGCCTAATTATCAAAAAGTCACACAGAGAAAAGGAAGAAGGGCCTAAAGGCCCTGACAAACCATAGCACAGGGCACCCTGTAGCTGCATTTTAAGCACTTATTGGATTCGCCATTAAAACATGGTAAATATCTGGAGTCGCGATTAACAAATCTCTGGAAGATTCTTCTCCCTTTGATCAAATCTTCCTTAGTGGTGGGGATCAATTTTCCATGCTTGATGTAAGCATAATACATGGGCAAAGGCTCACCCAGGAGCTGATCCACCAGCATGCTATAGATGTAAGCCTGGACAGGATAGCCATGCACTTTGCCAGTCTTCCAGTCTAAGATGAAACATTGATCAAGGTCTATCAAATCCAAATAGCCCAGGATGGCCTCTCCCTGGGCCTGCCCCTCCAGTTGCTTTTCTATCAGCAGGTTATCTGAGAGCTGCAGGTCCTGGCACATCTCATGATAGTTGGCCAGCCATTTACCGGGCAGATGGGGCTCAGTGCCATTTTGCAGGGCCTGGGCTATTCTATCATGCATCTTCACACCTATCCTGGCTGCAGGTCCTGTGATTCCTGGGAGGCCCATGTCATATTTCAGCTGGTGGCTCCTGGAGCAAAACATCCAGGCATGGATTCTGGAGGCTGAGATCCCATGTGGCACAGTCTCCTGAAGCACATTAAAATTTTCATCAGTTCGTGTCATCAGCTATTCTATAGGAATTAAGTGTATTTGAGCTTTTTCCAGCTATGCCATAGTTTCCATAAAACTTATATAGGAAGGGTGTCTCTGTGGATGTGGAGGTCAAAACATTGACTACCAAAGATAAACCCACCGCCCTGGAGCCTAGAGGCCCCAGGACTAGCATAGAAGTGTCCTTTGACACCAGAGATGAGTTAGCTGATTTGGCTCATAAAAGGGAGAGCTATGATGCTGCTCTGAAGAGGATCATGAGGACCCATAGGGAGTGTAAATGTGACTGGGTAAAAGCTAGAGCCCCATCTGGGGATGAGGCAGGGCAGGTCCATTTTGTTATCCTGGATTTCAGGACAAAGAGACCTGAGGAGTCCACCAGAGAGTTTGTGGACAGATCTGTGGAGGAGCAGTTAGAAAGAGTTGGCATCAGTCTGAAAAAGTAGGGAAGAGGCTGGTGCCTCTAAGGGAGAAGCAGCAGGAAGGCATCTGCTGCTCAAAAATTTGTTAATATGATTGAAAGGAGAATTACAATGACAGGGAGCGCTATCGAAAATTTGGCTGCAAAGTTTCAGACACCTAAGTTCTATGTTCAGTTGAAGCTCATGAGACTGGGTGAAGACCATGCTGGAATAGAGGCTTCCATGAAGGAAGATCTGGCAGTGGTGAAGAAGATAGCTGGAGACACTGGCCAGGCTGAGCCTAAGGTGAGACATGACTTCTTTATGCAGCTTCAAGCCTATAAGGGAGACTTTGAGAAGTGGAATAGCCCTGTCACACCAGAAGAGCTGATCCTGAAGAGCCTGAGGGCCTTGCAGGAGAAGAGATACGTGGGAGTGAAGCCAAAGCTGGCCATTCTCTTGGAGATGGGTAAGCCCCAGAAGTCTGCCAGAAACTCCACTTATAGGAGGGTTACTTTCCTGGTGGAGCCAGATATCCCTGGAAGTGCCTGGGAGCTGATCAGGACTATCCTATGGGGTGCTGCCCCTGATGTGAAAGTGGGAGAAGCCTGCCATGTCATACTGGAGAAAAATCAGGGCTGGACCAATATTAAGGAGTGTGATTCTGCTGATCCCAGTGAGCTTCCAGAGGTCGTTCCTGGAGATCCCAGGTATAGAGTCATGAAGCTGGGAGTCACGCCTCCAAAGACAAAGCAGGGCACCAGGGATGATGGATCAAATTATGAATTTGAGACCAGCTTCCTCACCCTGCTGATTCAGAATCCAGAGGACCCTGAGAGCAGCATAGTCAGAGAGGCCAGCACCACTTTTGCTCAGAGATGGTGGGATGCCCCTAACGATAAGGTGTTAAACACTATCATCACTCAGGCTGAGACTGATAAGGGCACTTTCTTCAACGTGGGAGACTGCCAGGAGAGCAAAGACCAGAGTCCACTGGCCTGGCCAGACCTGGAGACTATCATAGACTTCAGCCCTGACATCATAGCTGACTATGTGGGCAGTTATGTCATCATGGATGGCACACCTACCTCCATTGTGGAGAAGGAGGGTGCCAAAGGCCCATTCTATGTCATGGAGATCCATAATCCTTTGACAGGATCTGATGCCTCCATGATGCTGAGGGACACTGCCTATCTGGATGGAGGAGTCCTTGAAGAGATAGAGGGCAGGCCATACTTCCTGGCTAACAGAATTAAGGCCCTGGTGAGAGTCTCCAGGTATGTGGATCAAAATGATAAGGAGAGAATCTCTAAGATAGCACTGGCCCTCTGGAATATGGACTCTGTGCTCCCTGATCTCCCTGAGGATCTGGGCATAGAGGAGGAAGGTTCAGCAGACCAGGTGGATGAAGCTCCAGCAGCTCAGATGGATGAGGGTCCAGCTGCTCAGCAGGAGCCACTGCCAGAAGATGCACCTATTGCCAGTGCAAAGGATCTCCAAAAGCCTGGAGCCCAGGAGGAGATCAGGCCAGCTCAACAGGAGGCTGTGGATGCTGGCATCCTAACCCAGGATGAGGCAAAGGCTGTCTCTCAGATCCTGAATAAGGAAGTGGTCCCTTCTGCCCAGGGCCAGATAGATGCACCCCAGACATCCTCTGTCCAGGAGGCCCCTGCCCCTACATCTAAGAAGGCAGCAGTGAAGGGACCTGCAAAGGGCCTCTTTGAGAAGAAGGCTCCTGCAGCAAAGGGAGCCATCAATGAATCTGAGCAGCAGAGGATCAACGCACTGAGGTCCAGACTGGCAGCTCAGAAGGGAAGCCAGACTCAGGCCCAAAAAGCAGAGACCCCTCTGTAAATTTTTATTTTTGGGTGGTTATATGGAGACAATACGCTTCTTTAGTGTAACCCAGGCCAATATGAAGAAAGAAGAGGCCACTCCAATGGGTGAGGAGATCAGGGTTTTCATGGATGGCCCTGAGGATGTTTGTGCAATTATGGGAGCAGACATGCCACAGGAGACTGCTGCAGCCTGGTCTGCTTCTATGCCCACAGCCCTGGGAAATCTGGCTGCAGATCTGGATGGCATGGAGGATGAGATCTCCTGGCTGAAGGAAGGCCCAGTCCATGCTGTGGTCATGTCTCAGAAGACAGTCCAAGCTGAGGGAGTCACTCCCATTGATGCACTCATCAATCTGGCAAAGAACATCCTGGGACTAGACTGGGAGCCTAACCTGGAGGCATAGGAATGCAGATGGAGAAGCTCAAAGAAATTGGCCAGAAGATCAGGCAGTGCAATGTCTGCAAACTGGAGGGCCATGTGGTGGGCACCATCATAGGAGATCCTGAGAAAGTGGATCTCCTTTGTGTGGGTGAGGCTCCCAGGGAAAAGGAGCTGGAGAGAGGAGTCCCATTTTGTGGACCTGATGGGCATACTCTCAGGAAGCTCCTCTCAGAGCTGGGGATGGAGAATTATGCTATGATCAATGTCCTGAAGTGTCACCCTCCAGGGTTGAGGGCTCCCAGAGCCCAGGAGATTAACTCCTGCCTGTCATTCCTAAAGCAGCAGGTGGAATGTTTCCAGCCTAAGCTGATCCTGGCCCTGGGAAATACTGCAGATAAAGCTCTCACTGCTTTGAATATCGAGCATAAGATGGTCTATCATCCTAATTATCTGAGCCATAATTCACGATATACTGAGGATATGTATAGATCAGACCTGCTGACGGCTCTCACATATCTCTTTGAAAATTTCCCAGGGACAAAGCCACCCCAGGTCCATCAGATCCCACAACTCCACTGCCATAGTGATTTTAGTGTGGGAGACTCCATCAGGAGCCCTGAGGACATGGCAAAGGTGGCAGCAAACCTGGGGATCACTCACCTGGCCCTGACTGATCATGGCACTATGGCTGGAGTATATCAGTTTGAATCAGCCTGCAGGAAGCATGGGGTCCAGCCCATCATTGGTTATGAGGGCTATATTCAAGAAATTGAAGAAGGAGATGAGAATTCATGCACTGTGATCATTGATGCTCATCCAGTCCAAAATGACACTAACAAAAATGGAAAGAAATACTGGACTGTGAATATGACCCATAATGGTGAGCATCTCTCTAAGCTTACTTTGGGCAAGGCAAACGAAGTTACAGAGACTGAAGCTATGAAAGAATTGCCTGAGAAATTCAATGAATGGCTTAATGGTAGATCTCAGGTGGCAAAACAGCTTAAGAAAGAATGGGGTAGCATTGATTATATTCTCTCCATAGACAACAAGGCAGAAGGTCCTGGGAAGGGCCACATGACCATCTGGGTCAAATCTCCTGAGGGCTGGAAGAATCTGATCCATCTTCATAATGATGCTGTGGTGAATCACTTTAAGAGGAAGCCCCTGATCCCTCTGCAGCACCTCATAGAGCATGCCCAGGGGTTGGCTTTTGGCACTGCCTGCAAAGGTGGTCTCCTTTTCCAGAAGTGGATGGAAGACCCAGAAGAGGCTGAAGCCTGGTTCATGAAGACCTGGGCTGAGATAGCTGCAGCAGGAGGAGAACTGGTCATAGAGATCATGCCTCATCCAGACCTGGAGCAGCAGCATGAGTTTAACAGATGGGCTTATGCCTTGGCCTGCAGAGAGGATCTCCTGGTGATAGCCACCTGTGACTCCCATTATAACTCCTGGGATGAGAGGGGTCCAAAAGTGGCAGCTGCCAGCATTATCTACAAAGACAGGACCCTGGTCTATAAGGATGATTATTTCCCTGGCAATTCTTATTATTATCAGAGTGAAGCTGAGGTCATAGCAAACCTGGGCCTGGAGGAAGATGAGGCTGCTATGGTTATCGATATGACCAGGAAGTTTGCTTCTGACTTTGACTTTAGCCTGCCCAGGACTTTTCCCGCTCCTAAGGATTGTGTCTCTCATCTCAACTTCAGGGAGCTGGTGTATAAGAGTTTCCTGGCCTTTTTGGGAAGAACCCCAAAGGCAGAGTTAGAAGCTATGGGAGGAGAAGAGGCTCTGGCTGCCAGGGTAGATATGGAATACGACAGGATTACAAAGTCTGACTTTGCCTGGTATTTCATCATTGAATATGAACTATGTCAGAGGCTGGATAAGGCTGGCATCCTCAGAGGACCTGGAAGAGGATCAGCATCAGGAAGCTTCATCAGCTACATCCTGGACATCACCAGAATTAATCCCATCACTCAAAAGCTCCTCTTTGAGAGATTCCTCCCAGAAGGAAGAAAGGACCCTCCAGATTTTGATTTGGATGTCCAGAAGTCCAGAAGGCAGGAGGCCATTCAGATCCTGGGAGATATTGTGGGCAGGCAAACAGCTCAGATCTCCACTTATGCCAGGTGGCATGAGAAGCTCATGATCAGAGATGCCTGCTGGCTGAAGAGGGTGGATCAGGAGGCCCTCCTCACTGATAAGCTCTCAGATGAAGTGGCAGAAAGCATCAGGATGCTAACTGATCACCTGGATGGCCATATCAGGCATAAGGGAATCCATGCAGCTGGTGTGGTGGCCCTGCCAAATATTGCAGAGACTATCCCACTCACCAGGGCAAAGAAGGATGGCCCAGGGCTGGCCATAGAGCTGGAGCTGAGGGACATCCTGGAGCTGAACATCCCTAAATTTGATGTGCTGGGTCTGGATACCCTGGACTTTATAGCTGAGATGCTGAAGCCCAGAACCTCTGTCTCTGAGGGAGTTGACCTTCCTGCAGCCATGAAACAGCTGGACTGGGAGCTTCACCAGCTGCCAAATGATGACATAGCTGATATGCTGCTCTTTGCCAGGCTCTATCCCTACGGCATCTTCCAGCTGGGCACCCAGGCTGGAGAGCAGCTCATGAAGGAGGTCCCTCCTGAGCACTTTGAAGATGTGGTCAGAATAGTGGCCCTTAATAGACCAGGCACCAGGCCCCTCATTGATCTCTATAAGAAGAGGAGAGTGGATGGAGAGCCCTATGAGGCCATGAAGGGCACAGAGGACTCCTATGGACTGATCATCTACCAGGAGCAGGTCCTGAAGGCCCTGAATATAATCTTTGGTATGTCCATGCAGGAAGCAGACCAGGCCAGGAGAGCAATCTCAAAGAAGAAGCTGGATAAGCTGCAGGCCCTGGAGGACGGTACCCTGAAGGAGCAGCTGAAGGACCCTGCAAAGGAGAAGCAGTGGAAGGAGATCCTCCTCTGGGCTGGCTATGGATTTAACAGATCCCATGCAGTGGCCTATGCCTGGGTCTCTCTTATGACCATCTATCTGAAGATGCTGAATCCAGCCCTGGCTGCAGCTACCTGGATGAACATTAAAACAGAGGGCAAAGAGAGAAGGGAGATCCTGAGAGAAGCTGATAGGATGCTGATCCCCATCAGGAGGCCCAGCATAAGGCATCCACAGCTGGAGACCACTGGTGAGAGGGATGAGATCCAGCTGGGGCTGACTTGCATAAAGGGCATAGCTCTGAAGACTGGCCAGCAGCTCATAGACAGGATCAAAGGAGGGAAGCCCCTCACAGATGCTAAACAGAAGCTCTTTGAGGCCACTGGCTGTCTGGATGGCAGGGAGGTCTCCCTGAAGGACTATACCATGATCCCACTGCCTCATTATAAGACCATCAATCCTAGGACACTGGGTCAGATGGAGGAGGGTGAGGTCATGAAGGCCCAGGTCATCATGGAGGCCACCATGCAGGACTTTACTGTAGAGGATGGCTCAGGAGTCTTTAGAGCAAAGAGCCAGATTCCAAACCTGGAGGATGGCTTCAGGAATGTCTGGATCTACAGAGGAGCATACTGGTATTACATCCTGGAGGAGCTGCAGGCAAAGGAGAAAACCACGGAAGAGAATGAAGTGATGTGGCATCTGAAGTCTTCTGCTAAAGGCCAGTGGGTGGTGGGTTACATAGCAGGGCCATTCAGGTCTAAGGCTGAAAATGAATATTTCAGGATCGTCTTATACAATGACTTTGAGGCCCATGAATGTATAGCCATGTCTTCACCGAAGATTAGGCCACTAAAATGGGGTAAATCCATCACAGGTAGCATCTCAGTCTCTTGCACTGGAGGAAAATTTTTCAGGGTAACTGAAGATGAGAAGATCCCCTCTCTGGCCCAGGATCTCTTCCTGAGTCCAAAGGTCCATAGATTCAGTAAATTTGACATGCCCCTGGAGGTCATGGAGGAGGATTAGGCTATCCTCTCTTTTGCCTCCAGGCTTTGGCCTGGATTAAAATCCAGGAGGATCTTCTTCCATACATCCATTTGGACACACCTCCATGTGAAGGCTAATTTGGCTTTTTAATACAGTATCATATTAAATTAAAAGAAAGCTTTATTTACCATAGGAACTATGGAAATACTGCCTTTATGGGCATAAGGGAGTGAATCTATGCAGCTTATGGGAAAAGATAATATCAGAGGGCACAGCCTTCTGCAATCGATTTTAACCTATGATGCTGACTCCACCAGGCTGGATCTGAGAAAAGCCAGTAGAGGATGCCTGGTGGTTCTGGAAGGAATTGATGGGACAGGGAAGACCACTCTGGCCCAGACACTGGGGAAGAAGCTCTCGGATGATCTTGGAGAGATGGTCGTAGTAACCCAGGAGCCCACTGAGAGGTTCCAGGGCTTCCGTGAGCTAGAGCACCTTATCTCTGACTGGCCTGCAGGGAATGTAAGGCCAGAGGCTATCACTTCTCTGAAGTTCACCCTGGATCATGCCATTCATTTGGCTGATGTGATAATCCCAGCCCTGGCTGATGACAGGGTGGTAATCTGTGACAGGTGGACACCCTTCAGCTCCAGGGCATACCAGGGGCCTGTGGCCAGTGTCTTGACCCAGGAATGGGACATCTGTCCTGATGTCAGCATTCTTCTGACCCTGGCACCAGATAAGGCTCTGGAAAGACTGAAGAAGAGGCCAGAGGGTCAGCTGAAGTGTTTTGAGAAACTGGAGACTTTGCAGAAAGCCCAGGAAGTCTATATGGGCCTGGCTCTGCAGAATCCTTTGAAGTGGTTGTATTTTGATGCACTGCTGCCTCAGGAGATCCTGCTGGATAAAGCCTGCAAAGTCATAACGAGCACTATTTCTAAAAGGAGAGGATAGTTATAGCAGTTACAGTCTGGGGCACAGATACCTGCCCAAAGTGTAAGCAGCTGGAGATGAACCTAAAGCAGATGGGCCTGCAGGTGGAGCATGGAGATGCTGCCTCTGCTGATGGATTTGTCTATTTGTCAAAGATGCACTGCAGACCTACAAAGGTGCCCATCCTAGAAGTGGAAGGGAAGCTCTTCAAGTATAACCAGCTCTTCAATGAGAATGGCTCTTTAAAGATGGAAGACCTGAAGCGGATCATCAACGGCCAGGAGTTGAACTAATGGAGGAGGTTCGGCTCACTTATGGCTCTCAGAAGGTTTGCCCAAATTGCAGCATAATAAATCAGCAAAGGAGGATAGAAACTACATATTATATTGAATATCAGATGTGGTGCCATTCCTGCAAATTCTTTGAGAGATTCAGAGTCCCTAAGGTGGTCTATGCCACTATAGCCCCAGTGGGAATGGCCTCAGCCTTTTATGAGCCTATCCAGGCTGAATTGCAGAGGATGGGAGAGGAGATGAAAGCCAAAGAGCAGGAAGCCTGGGCAAACCTGGAGGGCATAGCGTGTTAGAGACAATCGCAGCTCAAAAGACAGCCCAATTCCTAGATGGGCCTATAGTCAGGCAGATCAAACCAGCAGAGGCCAGGGGCAGCTTTAAACCTGAGCTGCTCTCATGCAAAGGGAAGGGAGACCGCTGGGTCCTGGAGCCCAAATATGATGGGATCAGGGAGCTACTTCATGTACTGCAGGGTCAGAATAGGATCACCAGCAGGCACATCTCAAAGAAAACCCAGCTTTTCACTGATAAATCTTTGAACTTCCCACAGCTTTCCCTACTGGGCCAGATCCCTGAAGAAGAACATCTCTATGAGGCCATTCAGGGCTGCATATTTGATGGAGAGCTTCTCCTAGGAGAGAATAGCATGAATGCCCAGGAGGTCACAGGATCAAAGCCAGAGAGGGCCTGGGAGCTGCAGGAGAAGAATGGCTGGGCTAAATATAAAGTCTTTGACATCCTTTTCTGGAATGGTCAAGACATCAGGACTCAGCCCTATCTGGCCAGGAGGAAGATCCTGGAGGAGGTCTTTGCTCATGACTTTGGTCAATATTTCACCCTGGCACCAGTCTGGGAAGAGGATAAAGAGGAGGCTCTGGCTCAGATCTTTGATGATGGTGGAGAGGGAGGCATCCTGAAGAATAAGATGGGCCTCTACGGTGAGAAGAAGAACTGGGTCAAAGTGAAGAGGCAGGAGACCCATGATGTGATAGTCATGGGTTATGAGGATGCAAAGGAGACCTCTCAGAAGGTGGATGGATCTGTCTCTGAGACCAAATACAAAGGGCAGATAGGCTCCATCAAATTTGGTCAATACTGGGAGGGTGAGCTGGTGGAATTTGGCCAATGCTCTGGATTTGATGATGCACTCAGAGAAGAGATCAGTGCAAACAGAGTGGGCTATATAGGCAGGGTTTTCATTGTCGAAGCCCAGCAAAGATTGGATTCAGGAAAATTCAGGCATCCCAGGTTTGTCCAGTTTAGGGATGATAAAAATCCTCTTGATTGTGTTTATGATCCAAATGAATGTTAAGAGGGCTAAATCATGCCCTCTTTAAATTCATAAGCTCCCTTTGTTCTGAGGAGCTTGATCCCTATTTTTCTAACATCCTCTGTGGAGAGCCCATTCACCCCAGACTTAAACTGCTCATAGACCCATTTGAAAGGCAGAAGATAGGCTTCTCTCTTCTTTCCTGTGCCATTCCTCATTTCTACTGCCAGGAAGCCCTTTCTGCCCGTTTCCTGCAGAAATTTGGAGATCCTGTCCAGCTGATGGATTCCTCCAGCCTGGCTGAAGTAGGTGGCAAAATAGAGCTTTTTATATTTAACTGCATTTATGGATTTGCATTCAATGCCCAGGTAGTACCTGGACTCTGCAGAATCTACCAGGATGTCTAAAAATTGGCTCTGGTATCTGGTTTGTTTCAATCTGTAAGCTTTGCCAGTCCTGGCCCCTGTCTTTAAGAATACGTTCAGGGCCTGGACCATATCCCACTCAAAAGTGTTCTGGGTTGATTTCATGCTATAGCAGCCTCCCTTAGATTTGCCAGACTCATTCCAGCCTGGACGCAAACTGGAGGCAGCTCTTCCTCACCCAGGACTCTGGCCCATAATGGCCAGTCCCAATCATAGACATGAGCTGAGGCTGAAATAGCACAAATTTCCTTAGGCTTTGCGTATAGCTTATCTGCCACCATTTCCAGGAGGCCAAAGAGCCCATAGACATTGGCTGGATAGGCCCCATAAAAGTCATGGCTTCTGAAGAAAACGTCTAGGGTTAGATCTGAATGTCTGAGAATAAACTGGACCACCATCATGCATGGGACTTCAGATCTCATGCAGTCGAATGTGGGAAGCCATGTGCTGGCCACTGCCCTTCTGCTGGATGGACTTTCTCTCAGCTGCTTAATGGCATAATCAATCTGATTAACAGGGGTGCCAGCTTCATGGCCCCATGCTTGGGTTCTATTTCCATAGGTGTATATGAATCCAGTGGATAAATCTGGATGACATAGTTGCTCCCTGTAATCCTTCAAGGCTCTTTCTTTATGAGGATAGAGCTTAGGGAGATTGATTTTTCCATAAGGGATCACCGTCATCAGGCTCAGCAGCTCCATAGTGTCTGAGCCTCTTTGATCTCCCACAAAGTCTCCCTGATCCCATATCAGTCTAAGGCCCTCCTCCCAGGCTTGAGACAAATTTTGAGCTTTAACTAAATACCCTGTCATGGCCTCCAAAGGTTTGCTTTAACATGATGGCCATATTGACTATGGTATTTAATGATTACTATGGAAAAAGAGTGAATACCAGCCTTCACTTTTGAGGCTGGGAAGCCTGGACAATCTGGGCTGCCTTCAGCTCTTCCAGCTGAGCCTGCAGGCTGGCCTGGACTGCCTGGTTATGGTTACCCAGGTAGAACATGACTGCAGCAGAAGCAAAACCTCCTATGAAGGTAAAGATGGGCATTGCTATCTGGACTCTGCTATCAGGTACCATGAAGATGATGGCAAAAGCCAGGGCTACAGTGGCCAGGAGGATCTCCTCAGCCAGGGTGAATCTCTTGGATATCAGACTGACTATGGCCATGCCAAAGCTCTTCAGCACAGTGTCCTTATCACTTACCACTCTGTTGGGATCTTCAGGAATCGAGTCATCGTCTGATGTTGTTGGTTCTGTCTTAACTTCTTCATCTGCCATAATTTTATTCCTCCATTACTTCAATCGTAATCACACCAGGGTCTATTCTTTCATCGTTATCCAGAAGGATTCTCTGTCCATTGGCATCACAGTTTTGACCTTTGCCCTGGGCCTTGAGATATTTAATCTCTTGAATGCCAATAAAAGGCACTCCAGTGGCATGGTCAATTAGGACAGCAGTGTATAGATCTGAGTACTCAAATCTCTCTCCTATCTTGAAGGAATCTAGGAAGTGCCTGATGGATTCTTTAATCTTATCAAGTAATCCTGCCTCTGGGGTGGCAGTGAAATAGATCTGGAGATAAGTATCTATTGCCACTTTTTCAGGTAGATTATACAAATAGGGATACTCTCCATAACCTACCAGGAGATCAAATTCTCCAGGGGCTGGGTTAATACCTCCAGTGATTACTGTCACCAGGTCACTGGCATCCTGGAGGTCCACCTCCATGACATCTCCTTTTAAGAAGACCTGAGGAGTGACAGCCACAGTGGTCCTGTCTCTATATAGCTGATCGTGATAGTAGATGGTGACCTCATAAGAGTTGATGAAGTTTGACCTGGATCTAAGGAAAAGCTTCCCACCTCTGGAGGTGCCCAGGTTTGGCTCTATTGTTTCACCATCAAAATGGGCTGCATAGAGTCCTCTGGCCACAGGTCCAATGGCAATATTTTCTTTAATGCAGTCCACTATGGCCTGGGGCATTTCTGTCTGCTCTGTGGCATCCAGGATGATGACCAGCTCACCAGGGCCTGCAGGGAATGTTTGGGCCTCTCTCACCAGAGGATCTCCATTATCATCAGTCAGTGCTATTAAATGCTCCTCTAGCATCTGCTTTGTAGCTTTGCCGTTCAAACTGGTAGCCAGGAGATATCTGAGCCTGAGAGAGTCATCATCTTCAGGATCAGTGCCTCCAGCAAATGGGAGCGGGTTTGTGACTCTCTCTACCCCTGCTGGTGGCCTGGGAATGACAGTCACTGAGAAAGAGTCCACATTCCCCAGGAGGCTAGCCTCTTGAGCTACTGCAGGCACCAGAATGGACTGGTCTCCTATGGAGATCTTTGCTTCTACAGTGGTCTCAAAGACCACTACTTCTATGACTCCAGGGGCATAGACCAGGGTCCCAGCAGGGATAATGTATTCTCTAAGTGCTGGAGTGTTTCTGCTAAATTGAATCTGGCCTACTGCTTTAGCTCCAGGGAGCCTGCCTGCAGGCAGCCTGTCTTTTACCAGGTACTCCAGTTTATCTCCAGTGGCTCTATAGATGTCTCTGTCTATCTCTGACTCCTGCCCTTTGATCTCCAGCCCCTGGATCTCTTTGGCCATAGCTTCATTCATGGTGGTCAGGACTGAAGTCTCTTCATAGGCCCTCAATCCTGAATGCCTGGCCATTTGATAGGTCTTCATTTCTTCTTTTATCGTTTTAATTGTTCTAACTGACTCAAAAGACATTTCAGACCTCCTGGAGTGGCTGCTTCAAAGATGCTGCCAGAGTAGATGATCTTAGCAATTCTTCTAGGTTCACAGCTATGCTATAAATCTTTCCAGCCATGAAAATTTTTATTAGCACTGAATTATTATTCTCACTGACCACCTTTCTGGCTTTGACCATGATTCTGCCTTGATCTGGGAAGAGCCTCTTCAGATCCTCCTGGACACTTTTCTCTGCTTCATTGAGGGTGTTAGCAGTGAGCTTCTTATGCAGGATAGTGGTAAGGGCACAGCCCACCGTTTTATCTGTCCTCTCACCCTTTGCAGTAAAGAGATAGAGCATGAAGCTCTGCAGGATTCTGGTGTCATCGTCAGGAGTGAGAGCCAGATCTCCATTAGGAGTGAGGATTAAATCCAGAGCCCTGTGGCAGATAGTCCTGCCAGGGCCAAAATTAATATTAGTCAGTAGATCTCCACCACCCATCTTAATAAGCCTCCTGCTTTGCCGTCTTATCCATGTCATCAAATCCATAGGGGTTAGGATTCACCTGAGTACAATGACCACCACCACATGCACAGTGCTCAGTGTTCAAATTATGAGAGCCGTTTTGAGATGCATGAACCGTCAAAGTGCCATTACCATTGAGGGCTATGAAGCTGCCAGCTCTGTCTTTTATTACAATGCCTCCCTCCTGAGCATCACCCTGGAGGCAAAGGAAATTACCCTTTGAATCCTCCAGCATAATGGAGCCATCATCCTCCAGCTGGACTGTCTGGCCTTTCTTCTGAGAGACCCTGATTCTGTTAGGATGCTGAGGGTGGGTGGATGGATAAAACTTCACAGAATTTGAATGATTTTCAATATCCTCCAGATCAGTGCAAAGATTACAGTCAGGGTGAGAATGGCCCAGTGGACAGTCAGAGATGATAATGAAGCTCCTATCCTTTCCAAAATATTTCATGCAGACAGGATGATCTGGATTTTGAAATTTCTTTATGTATTGAATCTTTGGGCACTTTGTTGAAGTGTATTCTGCAGCAGGAGTCTGGCAGAACTTGAAGACCTTATCATCTGGATTCTGTCTGCAGATGGGCTTTTGCTCCTGGTTAAAATAGGGGCTGATGACATAGGCTTTCTCATTGCTAAGGAATACTACCTTCACCAGGTCTCCCACTGCAGGGCTCCAGGTAAAGCCAAACAAATGCCCTACATAAGCACAGAGCACTGGGACTCTATATCTGATGATCTCAGTGCATTCAGTCAGATTTGTGGAGTCTCTCAGCCTGATAGTCACTGTATTTGCTTTTTGATCTTCAGGCTGGGAGTGGAGCTGGACATCCAGCACCTCACAGGTCTCTATCCTCAAGATCATGGAAAGAGCTTTCTTCATTTCATTCCTGAGAGCCTCTTTCATTGTAACCATAATTATCCTCCATAAAATTTAAAAATGGAATGCATTGACATTCCCATCAATATCTCCAGGAGCTGTGTTTGAATCCCATCTCTCCACCATCTTCCAGCCTGCAGGAGGCACCTGGTCCTGTCCGTATCTAGCTATGTCCCAGGTACTGGGTTTAGTGGTAGGATCAAAGGTCTCAGGATTGACATACATCCAGGAGTTTGGCTCTTCTTGGATTCCTCTATCATGTAGCTCTACCTCCATTTGATCATAAATGTCCTGCTTAGCAAAGAAGAAATTATAACCGTCTTTAGTCCAGCCATAGGGAGGTTTGCCATAGGTTTTGACCTCTGCTTTTGCTGTCTCCACATTAGCCTCTTCTGCAGGACTGTTTTCAGAGCCCTTTGTATCGTCTTCTTCTGTCTGGGATGGAGGAGCACAGGTCTCTAGCTTTTGGGTCCAACCCTTCACTGAAACATCACATACTGCTCTTCTTACCAGGCCCTCAGTCTTTGCCTGCTTTTCTGGAGGGACTTTGATGATTTTACTACAGAGCTTTCCTTTGTAATACCTCAATCCAGTGGAATACTTAACGTGATCCAGGGGTTTTATAATAGCATTGACCAGCTCCAGGTCCTGGGTAGCATTCATATACTGGGCAAAGTTTGCCACCATGTTCTTTGCCACCTTCAGAGCATCAGCTTCTGTGGTGATATAGGGCAGGAATAAGGGAGGAGCTATGACTTTAGCTTCCTCACCAGATTCTGCAGCAGGAGACACATAAGTGGCCATAACAGGAGCATGTTTGTCCTGCTCTGAAGGATGCTGACCAGGGGCATTCTCAGATGAGCCTATGACTGTCTGAACATTGTGATAACCCTGCTGAGTATAGCAGGCCACAGGATTTGTGGAGACTGCTGTGATGTCAATGGTATTGGTGGTAGCTGGTTTTGATGGATCACAGAAGTGGAATTTATCGTCATCATCAAAGTAATAAAACCCTCCTGAGAATTGGCAGCAGGCATCAATTGCATCCAGGAAGGTCATGTCTCCTCCATTGGTCATCTGATCTTTCTGGATGATCGTGTCACTGGCCCAGATCTCAGCTACCTCTATCTTCTCCCAGTCTGATGCTATTTTATTAAACTCATCAATAATAAATGTGACCCATTGTTTAACATCCCAGCCTTCATGGTTTAACAAGCCATTAGGCATGTTCTTATTTAGGCTGGAGATCCTGCAGGTGACCACCATTTCGATGCCCAGAGGAGAGTCCTGGATGGTGTAAATATTGCCAGTGAACATTTTATAAGGATACTCAGTGGATACTTTGGGGCATTTCCTGACTATATTGGTGATATTCATCTTCACCAGGTCACCTCTGACAAACTTTCCAGTGAGTTTGCCATAAGGGTTAGACAGCTTAACAGTGGCCCTGTCGGCGTCCTGGTTTTCCAGATTTCTATCCATGTGGACAGAGAGAAAGACTTTAGACCAGTCTTCTCCCTTAATGGTGATCTTAGGTTTAATGGGCATGGTCCACCTCAGATCCCATTTTCATTGGCTTCCCAAAATTCTAGCTGCCAATACCACATATTATCAGATTCACCCTCTACCTGCTGGCCACTCCATTTCTTCAGGTACATGCAAATGGAGCCAGTAGGAATGGCAGCCTCAATAAGGTGAGGTCCAGGATTAGGACCGTCATCATCTCCCAAATACCAGAGAAATTCCTTCTCATCAGAAGTGAACGTCTTCAGGTTGATGCTGAGCCTTTTGTTTTTCACTCCCATCCATTGAGTGATATCCTGCTCATAGACCACCTCATCCTCATTAATTTTAAACTCTTTTGACCAGTTCATCTGCTGAGGATTGACTCTAAACTCATGCCCATCAATGGTGACCTTAACTTCTTTGTTCTCCTCAGTCTCCAGATAGTCCTGGGAGGGCATCATCTGCTGCCCTGCCTGTTTAGCCATCTCAGCACTGATGTCAGGGGCTGCCATGAGAGCAGCCACATCATAGTTAATCTCTAGGACCATTTAGCCCTCCTGTGGTCTGAATGTATTCCTGACAACTTTTTCCAGCTCATAGGAGACTTTGCTCCAGTCAATAAGCTGATTAATATTTAATTTAGTCAAATCCATTTCTCTGGTGATCTGGACAGTGACAGGGGCCTGGATAGTCACCTGGACTGTTATTGGTCCTGAGCCCTGAGAGATCTCTCTGTTATTGTTATTGACGTTTTGAGAAAACATCTTTTCAGAGATGATCTGCTCAATATCAGTCCTGCTATTCATGAAACTGAGTGCAGAAGCCAGGAGAGAGCCCAACTTTCCAGTGCCTTCAACTATCTTTGCAGGAATAACCTCTTCCTTTTTGTGGACCTTCAGCTGACCCTCTGCCGTGATAGTGGCACCACCAGCAGCCTGGGGTGTTTCCTGATCTTTAGACTCTTCTTCACCCTGGCCTGCTAGACCCTTCAGATAATTGACACCTTTTCCAGCCAGATCAGAATAGAAGCCCAGTGGATTATAGGAAGCCATTCCTGCAGCAGCGTCAGATCCAGTCTTCTGCTTAACATCGTTGTAAGTCTGAGCAGAATTATCCACATAAGTCTGACCAGATTCCTGGATTGCAGCTCCAGCTGCCTCAAATGGGGCCTTAGCTTTATCAGCTGCCTGCTGGGGTAGGGAGGGAGCTGGGGCAGTGTTCTTTAGTTTGTTAAGGTAATCCTCCAGCTCTTGAGATCTTCTATATCCCTGGATGTTAGCCAGATCCTGATTACTGGGCTCAATGCCTTTGAAGACCTTATTATAAATGGCTTCAACCACAGCAGGGCTGGCATCTTTAAATTTGGCAGTGCCTTCATCATCTGCATAGGCTGCCATATTTTTCTTAACGTCCTCCAAGGACATATCTGGACCCAGGCCATTGCCACCCAGTCCCAGCATGGCCTTTATCTTATCATAGACTTCCCCAACTTTCTTAAGGAAACTATTCCACCAGCCCATGATTTTGTCAAACCACTTTAGAGCTTCTCTATAGATAGACTGGGCCTGGGCAAACAAATTTGAAAGCCATCCAGGGATGAGACCATCCAGGAAATTCCTGATCCAGGTACCCAGCTCCAGGAGGTCTGATTTATTCCCTCTCATTCCTCCACTGACCAGGCTCCAGAGCTTCAGGACAGCAGTGAATGCCCTGCCCACAAAATTCTGCAGCATGGCAAACCCATCCTGCAGGAGAGTGGTCCTGGTATAGATCAAATAAAGAGCTGCAGCAACAGCTAAAATAACAGCGATGATAGGCAGCAATGGTGAGGCAGCAATAGCTCCTATGACACCAGCTAAAGAAGCCAGGACTGAGCCCAGGACTCCAGCTATGGAGCCCAGGGCTCCTCCTAGGGTAGCTAAAACACCACCCAGGCCAGCTGCAGCTCCAGCCACTCCTGACTCACCCAGGACCCAAACTAGAAATTCCAGAGCAGGGGCCAGGATCAAAACCCAGCTCACCAGGGTGGTTATGATCGTGATAAGAATGCCCAGGAAGATGAGGATCTCATTGTGGCCTGGAATTGAATCAATTACATCGATAACAGTAATAAGACCATCTACAATCATGGTGACTGCAGGTCTTAGTTTATCTCCTATGCCAGAGAGGAGGCTGCCCCATTTATTCCCCAGGACATCTAGCTTCTGCTCCAGTGTGACGGCCTGACCAGAAAAGTCTTTGTTAGTTTTGGTCAGCTCCTTCATCATCAGGTTATGCATGGCCTGCTTTTTGACCACTTCATCAGTAGCAAAAGCAAACTTTTCATAATTCATCCTAAGTCTTTCTGTCTCTCTGGAGAGCTTATCCTCAGAAATGGCACCAGCAGAAAATAGCCTCTCCACAGATCTGACGTTTCCAGTCTTCTCAGCTGCTGCCATTGTTTGGGCTAGGTCTTCTGCATTACCTACTCCCTGCCTCTTCAGCATGGCAGTCTTCTGGAAGAAGTACTTCTCTATCTCTGTGCCATATTTTTTAACTTCATCAGGGTTATAACCCATCTCAGAAAGGTCTGCTCCTATCTGCAGCCTCTGAGTCTTTGAAGTCCAGGCTTTGCCACCTTTGCCCTCATTTGCCCATTCAATAATAGGAGCTGCAAATTGTTCACCTTTCAGGCCATTCAGCTCTTCAACCAATGTCTCAGTTTTTGCTGAGGACATAACAGCTACTGCAGCTATGCCAGTGATAACTGCCTGAATTGCCAGGAGCTTTGTTTTAATCCCATCCAGATGGGACTTCATATCATTGAATTTTTTACTGGCTCCTTCCACAGTATTCTGGAGGGTCTGGAAGTGACCACTGGCCTGCTTTGCTCCCTCTCCAGCTTCTTTGGTCTTTTTGCCAGCAGCTTCTGCTTCTTTGCCTACTTTCTTCTTTCCCTCTGTGGTCTTTTCCAGGGCACCAGTGAGTTTTTCATTTGCATCCTGGAGTTTGTTAAGAGATGACTCAAAAATAGCAGCCTGGGCAGAAGCCTGCCCAGGGTCCAGGTTCACCTCCATATCAATGGAAGAGCCATCTATGGAGTCCATCTTTGAAAGGAGAGGGTCCAGGATTCCTGATGCTCTGTCTATGATCTGGAATAGGACTGTTAGATCCCTAATTGGCATTTTAAATCATTCCCCTTTGCTTCTTCCTCATGGCCACGTATTCCTGGGCAGTCATGGTGACCCTCTTCACATCCCCTCCCTGGACAGGAGCACTCATGGGCATAGGCCTTGAGCTGCCTTTCTTTCCTCCTAACACTCCAGTTACCATCTCCAGTTTCTTCAGGAGTGTTAGATTAACAAAAGCCACCTGGAGAGAGGTCAGATCTTTGACCTCAGATCTGAATCTATAGCCACTCTCCTGCAGGGCCATGAGGCTCATTCCTGCTGGGCTTTCTGAAAAGTTTTTAGCCCCTCCATAGAGCCCACAGAAAGCTCCAGGATGGCTATGCCTATTTCCACAGTGGAGAGCCCCTTAAAGAGCTTCACCCTGTTGGCTATCTCAGCCTCTACCTTCTGGACCTCTTCTGGCTTCATGGCAGCCCTAACCTCAGGAAGATCGATTCTGGGCAGGTCTGCAAAGACCACTGCCATCTTACAGGCAGTCTCCAGAAGCTTTGTGGCCTTGATGAGCACTGCCAGATCCTTCTTCTTCAGGGCCTCCTTATTCAGGAGATCAGCACAGCCATTTTTCTCAGCCATGTCCAGAAGCTCATAAAGTTCCACATCCCTGAGGGGTCTGACCTTAACTGTGGCCTCATAAACAGACAGGACCACATCTTCTGTGAAGTCTATGCCTTTGATGAGCAGCTCCTTTGTGATAGGAGGATAAGATTTAGATTCTTCAGTTTTAACTTCCATAATCGTCACTCCCTAAAATTTAGAGATTCCAGCCTAAGCTGGAATCCTCCTCATTGCCATAAAGGGATAATTCCTGATGATGGTGTTTCCAGGCTCTCCCACGTCTATGCCGTCACCAGTCAGCATGCATCCATCATAGATCTCAATGGGCATCCTGGCCACTTTGTCAGTGGGATTGTTAGGATCAGACAACTCTTCCACAGCCCTGGGCCTGTCATGGATCTCCAGCCTGAAGTACCTGGGAAGACCTTCATCATCCTGCTTTGTCAGGGCCTTCACCAGAGCCTCCTTATCTGACTTGGAGACCCAGGTGCCCACTCCAAAGGAGCCCTGGAAAGAGATCTTTCCAGGGGTGAGCTGATAGGGAAGGTGAGAGCCAGTGCCGTATTCACCTCTCACCTCCACTGTCTTATCCACCTTCAAACTCTTAACAGGGAACTCCAGCTCTGTGCCACCTGCATTGACCACCATGAGGATGTCACCAGGGTCCTGGCCCAGAATTTCATAGGATTCCCAAACAGCTTTAGTTACAGCCATTTTTCATCACCTTAAGCAGCAAATCCCACATAGTTTGACATTATGCCTACTTGCAGCAATACATGGAATCTCTCGATATGGCCAATGCACTGCAGCTGGAGGTCAATGTCCACTCTGTCCAAATCATTGGCAGGGGCCTTAACTTCGACAACGTAGCCCTCAATATTTTCCATTTCCTTCTGCTCCTCCAGGAGGCCCACAATAGTGGCCTTCAAAGAGCTGAGGACCCTGCTGCTTCTTCTCCTGTGGTAGTACTGGTCAGTGATGTACTTCAGAGCCAGGATGACGTAGTTGATCGTTCTGTTATCCACAGTTCTGGAGAATTGCCATTCTGTGGAAGTGGTCACACCAAGATATGGCCTGACTCCTCTGGGAGCACCCACAGCACCCTTCATGATGCAAATGTCCACACCAGCTCTGGTGAGGTGATCCACTTCAGTGTCCCTGAAGATCTTCAGCAGACCGTCAATGCCACTCATGGAGTTGCCTGCATAAGCAGCAGACTCACCCAGGGGCAGGGCAGCCTCTTTTGCAGCTCTGGCCACAGCCAGGTTCTTGGAGGTGGCTGAGCAGTCCCAGGAGTTGCCACAGATGACAAAGTGCCTGTTATTGTAGCCTGCAGCCAGGTTCTCCAGGACTTCCTTTGTCTCCATCTGCTTTGTTGGGACAAACACTGTGCATGGCTTCAGCTGCCGTGCCATGTTAGTGGCCCAGCCCTCAGCTACAGGATGAAGATCATAAGTGCCAGCAGCCACTTCATAAGAGCAGAGAGCCACTGTGGTGGGAGTGACCTCTTCGCCCAGAGCATCCAGAGCATTCAGATAGTGGGTGGTGGTAATGCTGGACCCGTCAGATCCATCAGCCAGAGCAGTGGGTGTGACTGTCTTAGGCATGAGGACTTTTCCAGTCACAGGGATCAGCTCACAAATGAGGGACTGGTCCAGCTGAGACTGCATATCTACTAGGGATCTGATGTTATCAAAGTCCTCTTCATTGCCATTTTCATCCTTCAGGATGATTCTCCTGGTGTTATACAACAGAGTGCTAACGATCAGGTCAGCAGAAGTGGGTGCCTCTCCAGTGAAGAAGGTCAGCTCACCCTTTGTCTTATTGACATAGACTTTGCCAGCAGCCAGGTCACCATTGGAATAGACGACTGTCTTTGAAGTGGCTCCCACCTTGATGGCATTCTTTGTGTCTTCCACAATGTCCCAGACATCCAGAGCATAGGGGCCAACAGTGCCATCACCCTTGAATCTTTCCACATCAGTAGCTGGGATGGTGCCCACTCTGATCTCATAGACTGTGGAGTTGCCTGCTATGCCTTCACCCCTATAATTCAAGGTGGCTACTTCCACCCCAGGGGTGGCTCCATCAACCAGACTGGCATGAGCAGTCACAGCATCTGCAGGGCCTACTCTGACACAATAGACAGTGCCAGCACCCTGGGAAAAAGCCACACCAGCAGCTTCATAGAGGTCTCCAGCTCCATAGAGTCTCCTGGCATAGGAGGGGTCCTGCATACCCACTGGGACACCTATGGGGCCTTTGAGGGCAGTTCCTATAATGCCCACAATGTTAGTGCCCAGGACCACCTGGACTGGACCCATAGGCTCCACTTGCAGGGTAATTCCCACAATGGAGTTAGGAGTGCCGTATAAATTAGACATCTTTTATCTCCTCACTCAAATCTTTTTAGTTTAGTCCCTTTGGACTCAGCAGGGGTATCTGAGGAAGGCAAAACTGCAGTAGGCTTCTCAGGGATAGTGAGATACATATTCCTATCTTTGAATCCATTTTTTGACCATTCCTGAGCCTCTTCCTCAGTCATATCACCTCTAGCAATATGATCTTTAATCCTAGCTCGTTTTCCAGCCATTTGGATTCTCCTTATTTCTTTATAAGCTTGATTGATGCTCCATAACTTCCAGGAGCATATAATTGAGCCTGAAATGCAGTTTTATCATTAGAAATGATCCCGTAATTAAAGCTTTGGATTGGAGGAGTGTTATCTAGCCATAAAAACTCATATTCTATCCATAAATCGATGGAAATCCTATATAATGGCTTATTTGACCTAGAATCCTTTCCTTCTGGGTGCTCTTGAGGATTAAAGCTCTCTGCTAATCTCATTCTATCGTTAGACCAGACCAAATCTAGCTCCCTAGAATCTAGCTGAAGCTGGAGATCATCCATCATCTCTCTGACCTGGTTTAAGTCATATCCATCAACAAAAAGAGTGAGAGTGTCTCTTTTGATTGAGCCTAGATATCTCTCATCATAACCATTTTCAGGATGATAGATAAATCTCCTCTGATCTGCTTTGCCATCTACTTTGACACCATCTGTCAGCACTCCCAGGAGGAGCCTGGGAGGGTCAGGCATCTTCATCTGCTGCTTTAGCCTGGCCTTATTGATAGTCACTCCAGCCAATTTGGAGGGTAGCTTTTGGACTACAAGATCCAGCTGAGTACCTTTCATCTGGATCACCTGATGCTAGAAAAGACAGGGATGGTCTTAACCTGGCCAGAGATCCTGTCTATGATCATCTGGAATCTCCTCTCCAGGGCTGCCACTTTCTCTCTGGTGTCTCTCTCCCATGCTCTTGAAAGAATGGGATTCCAGTTTGCATTTTCATCAAAGCTGCCTATGGCTTCATGATGCACTCTGTCAGAATAGGACTGGAAAGACCAGAGGGCAGCCAGATTTTTAATGGCCAGATTTTTCATATCAAGTGGACTGGCAGGATTGGCCACTCCATTGACAAAGACAGTGGCTTCATCTATGGCTTCTGAAATAACGGCATCAGAAAGCTCTTCAGCTTCTGGAATATCGATGATATTTCTGATGACTGCAATTAAAGGGTTAGGGGTAGGTGTTTCATCACTCATACTGTCTCACCACTCTCTCCTATATCTCCCAGTCTCCTCCTGCAGAGCAGAGGAGCTGTGATGTCCCAGAATTGTGGGGTGTTAATCTCCAGGTCTCTCATCATTTGGTCAAAGTAATCCTGTCTCAGAACTATGTTCATGCCATAGCAGGAGCCTGTGGTTTTCTTAACCAGCAGACTGCCAAAATAGACAGCCTGATATGGGAATTTTACTTTTAGACTGGCATGATAAAGAGCTTCATTCCTGGCAGAAAGAACCATATCAGCTGAGTACTCCTGATCAAAAGTGTCACTCAAATAGAGATGGCCAAAATAGGGAAGCTCTTTGGCCTTCCTAATCTTCATCCCCATCTGATATGGCTTAGTTAATTTCTTTTGATTAATAATATCCATCTGATAAGTTTTATCAGGCATTGTTTTGAGCTGCAGCTTTGCCTGATAGGTCTTCGTTTTCCTGCCCAGGCAAAGCATATCAGCATCACAGCTCAGGGCCATCTGGTATTTTTGAGGAATTGTCTCCCAGTAGCCACAGTTATGACAGGCTGGGCCTATCCAGATCCTGGTAGGGAATTTATACTCAATGACTGGCTCAGCCACTTTAATCACCTCCAGGAGGGATTAAAGATATTTGGCTGGCATCAATGTCAATCCAATCTTTCCCATCATTTCGGGAATACTTAAGAGAGATCTCCTGCCTGTTCTCTGCAGTGTTTATCCTGGTCTGAGCAGAGAATACCAAAGAATCCCACTGATCTGATCCAGGCTGCAGAACTGCAGCATAAGAGACTGGCTTATCTGAGGGAGCATAAAACTGGTCAAACCTGGGGCTCCAGGACTGGCCACCATTGTTTGTGAAATAATGCCTGACTATGCCAGTGCTGGGATTAAGGGTCCTTACCAGATAGCTATTCCCTTCAGGGCTCCACTCTCTGTCATCCGTATGAATGACTGAGAGGATCTTCTCTCCTGGCCATCTGGCCAGGACCTGAAAGGAGCCTCCCTGATTATCTGTCTTATAGAGGGTGTCTCCAGAACCCACAACAGCCCTCAGCCAATTGCCAGCCAGGGCTGCAGGACTTTCTATGCTAAAGGTATAGACTATGGTCCATTCAGCTCCCAGGTTAGTGGACAGCCAGACCCTGGTGCCATCATAGGCCATCAGGGAGGACTCACCCAGTCTAATGACCTCTTTGCAGTTAGGGGCATCTGTGCTCAGAACATGATAAGTGGAGCCTGAATCATTGGACTCCAGCCAGCCCTCTTCTGTGGAGACCAGAACCCAACCAAAGTCAATGAAAAATAGATCATTGATTTTTAATGGGGTGTTATAGACTTCCACCCAGCTTCTGCCCTGGTCAATGCTTTGATAAATTGAATAAGTGCCATTTTTCATCAGGCACAGAGCCAAGTGGATATAACCATAGGTCCACATACTGGAGATGACTTTTTCAATGTCTCCAGGCATGGGGTAGCTAAACCACCACTCTTTAAAATTCACCACATCAAAGCAGCCTAAAAATCTCACTCCATCTGGAGGGAGCATTAGCACTAAGGGTCTGGGCATTAAATGCTCACCACCTTGATATCTATGCCATAACCAGCACCCCGGACAGCCTTGATGGTGGAATTTGCAGAGTAAAACAGTCTCTTTGTCTTCCTGGCCAGGAGGTTTATCTGGTAGGCTTTTGAGATATTCCTCTTCTGCAGGATCATGCTAATATTATAATTTAAATTCTGCAGCTTCCTGAGGAGCATGTCTATCTCATAATCCATGTCCAGGGCTCTTTCTACCAGTAGGTCCATCTGATAGTTCTTATCTGGGCTGCCCAGAAGGATCAGGTTTGCATGGTAATTCTTATCGATCAGTCTCTTCAGGAGGAGATCCATCTGGAGGTCCAGATTCTGCTGCAGGACTATCCTGGTCCTCATGGTCCAGCTGCAATCTAAATTTAGCTTCTTCAGCAGCAGGTCCATGTTATAATGAGCAAAAGCAGGACCTATGATGGACATCCCCATCTGGTAATCTATGAATGGGTGATAAATGGTATATTCGACACCAGCAGCCAGCATCTTTGGCATTAACATGCTGATGAGGCTATCCAGTTCCTTCCCTTTCCTGCAGGCTTCGTCAGTGTCCCAGTAGATTCTGATTTTTCCTGGTTCACCCTGCTCTATCCTGGCAGTGTCAGGCTGATCCACCAAAAAGCTAAGGATATCCTCACAGCTGGCTTTAGTACCACAGCCAGTCAAGATCTTTGTGGCTGCCTGCAGCCTCTTTCTGTAATGAGTATCTGTCTCATCCAGCATCCTGGGCAGGTCCAGGACTTTGCCCCATCTGTTATCCAGCTCCTGGTCTATGGCATATTCAATCCTGTTAGCCAGGACCATGTTATCCATTTTCATGGAGACTTTATTCAGCTGGTCAATCCAGGAATGATAAAGGGTGTTAATTACAGTGTCAGTGGGACCATAGGGCCTGACCAGCCTCAGGCCCATGCTATAGCCTGCAGCATTATAGGTCAGGTTAATTCCCATCTTATACTGAGCCCAAAATCTGCCCAGCAGCCTGGTGTCCATATCAAAAGAGGTCTCATTGACCTCTTTGAGCAGAAGACTGGCATTATAGCCCAGGGTCTGGACTTTCTTCATTATGATATCAGGAGTATAGATGGCAGAATTGGAGGCCCTCATTCTAATACTGGAAGTGTAAGTTTTATCCTGGACCTTCTTTGTCACCATGTCCAAAGAGTAAGTCTTATCCTGGACATTGATGTGCAAAAGGGTGTTCTTCAATCTGTAGGGCACCAAATAGACATACTGTGGCTCATGACTGGCACTATTCAGGTTAAAGCTGAAGGTGTGACTATGTGGATTGACAGCACCCTGGACATCTGGAGCACTCCTGAAGCAGGAGAATGTGCCAGCACTGTAGCTTGAAGATGTTCCTGAAATACTGAGATGATCGTGAGTGTTAGTGCCATAGACAGTCACACTCTCATCATTGGAGCACAGGAAGCAGCCATTAAAGCTGCTGCTGGCCAGCTCCCAGTTTGATGAAGGGGTCTGATCAAAGAACAAAATGGCCCCTGCCATTGTTTTGTCAGTGGTAGTGTCCACCTGATAGAGCCTGGTCTTTACATGCCTTGGCCAATGATTTTTAGAGGCTGTGGTGACTGATATGGTGTGGGTGTGGGCTACATAGTTAGTGACTGAGCCCATGTTAGGGGCCAAGACTCCAGTATATGAGCCACCACTTCCCAGTGTGGCAGTGACATCATGGGTGTGTTCATCCCTTCCACCAGTGGAGCCTGCTGTGCCAAGCTTAATGAGTCTCCCATCTGCAGAAGTGAATCTGGAGATTTGAGTCCAGTCACTGGTGTTAAGAGCAGACTGGGATAGGATCACAGCTCCTGCAGGAAGTGTCCTGTCAGTATTCTCCCAGGTGTCATAATCAGTATAAATTAACTCCAGAGTGTAATAAGATGGATCGTTATTTGATGAGCTAACAGTTACAGAAGAAGGGGCTGGGTGGGTGTGAGGAGTCATCATGGAGGTGCCTCCAGATGTAGCTACATCACCACCATAATTGCAGCTGCTAATGCTCCAGTTACTGGAGCCATTATGAGTGTGGTTTCCAGCACCACCAGTCACTCCATGATTAGCTTGAGTATTGCTCAGCTTAACATAGGAGCCGTCCCAGTATGTCTTTTTGGCCCAGGGAGATGGAGCAGTGCCACCCTTCCAAAAACAATAGACGTTGCTCATAGTGTGTGCATCTCTGTTTTGTCATCTGCAATCTCCATCTCAAATTTTCCAGCTACTTTTATATAATAATTGATATGATGATCCTGGTGCTCTTTGAGATGAAGCCATTCAATCTTTTCCAGTCCCTCAGGATGGCCTTCATCTTCACAATCAGGGCACCTGACCTCACCCTTTGTCAGAAAGATAGGCTTATCCTTGATTATGCCCTGGGCCTTCACTTTGTCTGACTGTTTGCAAATAGGACAAAGGACATCTGCTCCTGGAATCCAGGGGCCTTCTCTCTTCCAAGTGTGATCACATCTATCACAGTGATATTCTCCCAGGTCTCTGGCACCACATCTCAGACATTGCCATTCATTTCTGGTGCCACAGGAGGGACATGTGAGCCTGCCCTGGCCATCCCACTTAAAAGAGGCACCACAAACTTCACATTCATAATCAGTCCAGATAGTGATGTATCCTCTTCTGTAAACTTCCACCTGGTCCTCAGGGCTGACTGAGACCTCTACCACAGCTCTGTCTGAAGCCTCTGGCCAGATCTCACCATTACTGACCTTATAGACCAGCTCAGCCAGCTCTGGATCAAAGGGCATAAGAAGAATCTTAGAGAGGGCCACCTGGCTCTCACCCCATTGAATCTCCTCTCCAGTGTCAGGCTTAAATTGAGGAATGCAGGTCCTACCATCTGGAAGGACCTTCACCCAGTAATATTTCAGTAGGGGTCTCTCAGCCATCAATTTCACCTCAAATACTTAAATTTCATCGTATCTGAGGGTGAAAGTGATATTGGCCTTGTCACCCTGGGTGGCATCTGGAGCTATCTTTGCCTGTGTCAGGACATGCTTAGAGTGTCCAGCAGTGGTGTACTCTGTGGAATCAATCAGCAGAGGGCTGGCTGAGGTATAGCTGTCAGCATCTGCTGGGTCAGTGGTCTGACTCTTGAAATAGGCATGACCATTTGTGCCATCCTTTAGATAGTAGCCAGTCTCTCCCTGGGTGCCTGCAGCCTGTTGGTAGGACCCGTCTGGGCAGCCATTGTCACCAGTATCTCTCCTGGCTACCAGGAGCATTCCACCAGTGCCCAGGCCCCATGTGGATTTGATATTTCCAGGCCCAAACCATCTGATATTGCTAATCTTTGTGAACGTACCAGAGAATGCAAGCCTGAAAGACTTCCAGTAGGAATAGTTAAAGCTGGATTGAGGCACTACACATGGATCATTATCCCCAGGATTATATGCATCTCTGGTGCAATATCTGCCCTGAGTGATAACACTCCAGGTGGCAGAAGATCCATTTCCTTCCTCTACATTAACACTTGCCGTCATCGTGTCACCTTTTCAAAACATAATTTTCAGTCGCCTGGAAGATTTCATCCTCCATTTTTTTGGAGAGCTTCTCCCAGTTTTGATCAAAGGGCACTCTGAGCCAGCTCCTGGTAGGGATTATCTGATCCTCATTCCAGGTGGTAGAGTCTTTATCCTCAGGATAACCAAATTCATGGACTAACCCATACCAGGCAGTCTCATCAAACACCCCCACTTTACAGCCCAGGGTATTCCCCTGGACCCAGACTTTCCTGGTTACACTGCCCAGGAGGTGGGTTGATTGAATGAGGGTCTTAGAAGACTTCTTTCTGTCAATTGTGGCCTTTTTGAGAGGCGGATCAATTTTCCCCTCATCAATCCTGGCTATCACTAAATCCTCATATTTTCCAGCATATTTATCCACAATCTGAGCCAGGTTAAGTCTTCTTCTAACCATTGGAGCCTCCAGAGTAAAATGCCCAAATGGAAAGAGGCTAATTTCAGCTATAAATAGTTAATCTGCTCTAAAATAGGTTATTTTCAAAAATAAGCCCAAATAGAGGCGTTTTAAGAAATAAGGATTAAAACTGGGCTTTACCTGGCCTTAATTCCTTTTGGTATTGTATTTCTCTAGTAGGAGAATAAGAAGATCCCTCAGATTCAGGAGTTTCCTTCTCTTCTTTCTCTGTTGGTCTGAGGGTAGGTCCAGGGATAGTGTCAGTGGGAGAATAGTGAGAGCCCTGAGTCAGGACTGTCTCCTGAGGCACCTCATGCTCTGACAGTCTGATGCTGGGGCCAGGGATGCTGTCAGTCTTTTTGTATGTGGAGCCCTGGGATGTGATAACAGCAGGATATTCTTCTCTGACAGAGGACCTCAGCTTCCTGGGCTTATGCTCAGGGAGAATGATCTTTATCTGGGCTCCATAACCGGCCTCTATGTCTCCCTTTCTGGTTTTCATCATCATGCCATAGTGAATGTCCTTATGGCCCCAGATTTTCATGGTAGCTTGATAATGAATAACACTAAGAGTGAAGAGGTCTATGCCCATCTCATAGCTGGCCTCCAGAGACTTCTCCACCAGGAGGTTTGCAGCATAGGTTTTGTCCCAGGGCCTCCTCATTTGGAGCCCTATGAAATAGAGGATCTGCAGGGCCTTTCTCATGCTTATGTCTGCAGAATAGGTGGCCATCAGCCTATTTGTCAGGAAAATACTGGCAGCATAATCCTGAGAGAATGGCTTCTTTACAGAGAGATTTGCATCGTATCTCTTATGAATGAATTTAGCCAGGGTCAATCCTGCAGTATAGCCCAGCTCCACTCCTCTCTTCAGCATAAGAAGATCAACAGCAAAGTCTAGGGAGCCCTGCTTTTTCAGGAGGATGTTTATGTTTGCAGAAGTCTCAAAGGCCCTTTGAATATCAAGATCCACCCCATAACCCAGCTCCAGACTCTTCTTCAGGGAGGCTGCCATTTCATAGGTGGCCTCTACTCCTCTCTTCTGCAGGAGGATGTTTGCATCATAATTTAAATCCAGGGCTTTTATAATTTTCAGGCCAGCAGTGTATTCTATTTTTCTGCCTGAAATCAATAACATTGAAGCCTGATATTCATTTTCTACTGTCTTTTTGGCCAGGAGATCCATGCCATAGGTGGAGTCCAAGGCTTTCTTCATCAGCAGATCAGTGGCATAGGTCTGCTCCTGAGCTTTCTTCATCAGGAGGTCAGCCTCACAGGTGAGATCCTGGGCCTTCTTTACCAGGAGATCCCCGTTATAATCCTGCTCCTGAGCTTTCTTCACCAGGAGATCTGTCTCATAGTCCAGGGTCAGGGCCTTCCTCATGAGGATATCAGAGTCATAGCCCATGTCCAGGGCTTTTCTGGCTAGGAAGTTCATCTCAAGAGTGGCATCCTGGGCCTTCTTCATGGCCAGGTCCACCTGCCAGTCAATGGCCTGGGCCTTCTTCAGCAGCATGTCCACATTTGCTGTGGTGTCAATGTCTCTCTTTTTGACAACGATATCCACAGAGGCTGTGGTGGTCTGGACCCTTTTCAGTACCATATCTATGCTGCAGGTCTTATCCAAGGTCTGCTGGGGCACCATCTGGGTGTTAAGATAGTAGGGCACCAGCATAACCACAGGAGGCAGGTGATTCCCAGTGGACAGATTAATCCCTGAGACTGCATGGCTATGGGTGTGAGCAGTACAATAAGCAGCAGTGCCTGTTTGACCATAATCATAGGCTCCATCTGTTATGGATGAGCTGGTGCCAGACATAGCCCCATGAGTGTGGGTGTCTGAGCCATCCACTGTTGGATTTGAATCCCCTCCATAGATGCAAGCATCATTCCAGGCTGTAATGGCTGTCCACTTGGAACTGGGAGTGCCATCAAAGAAGCAGACCACATTAACTGGAATGCTGGTAGTGGTTTTATTTGCAGTATAGAGCCTGGTGGTTACTTTTTTTGGCAGGGTGGTGGAAGTGTCTGAAGTAGTGGATAGAGTGTGAGAATGGCTTCCATTATTGCAGCCCCTGGCAGTGGATGACCAGGAGTTTCCAGTCATTGAGGCTGGTGTTTTGGCATCCAGGGTAAAGCTGCAGGAATGTCCTGCAGTGGTGGCACTCCTGCCTCCTGTGGAACCATAATCTCCCAGCTTGATAAATCTTGAATCCAGGGCTGTCTCCCTGGTAAAATCACTATGGGATATAGCTGCAGAAGAAGCCACCACTACACCAGAGGGGAAAGCTTTCACATTGGACTCAAAAGTGCTGGCATCGATGTATATTAATGATAAAGTATAATATGGAGGATCATTATTATCAGAGCTGCAGGAGTTCATGGTCATGGTGTGGTTATGGACTGACATGTAGCCAGAATCTGATTTAGTGGTCCAGCCCACCTGGGTGCCATTGGCTACTGTATAAGATGATAGAGTGTGAGTGTGAGTGGAATTGCCTGCAGTAGCTCCATGAGTGCTGCCACATCTAGCATATCTGCCATCATAAGTGGTGGTCCTGGTCCAACCAGAGGGAGCAGTATTCCCTTTATAAAAAACATATAAATTAGGCATGGCTCATGGAAAGAGAGGATTAAGTCTCTACCACTGGGGTGGTAGGGACAGAGGTGGCAGGCTGTGAAGACTCTCCTGCCATGAGCTTCCTTTCCAGCTTCAATCTGTCAGAGACAGCATTCCTCCTCCTCTCAAAGAGGACTGCAGGTGGGATGAAATTATTCTGGCCAATAGCCTGGACAAACCTATGAAATTCAGCCACAGCTATGTCCAGCTCCCACTCTTCGATTATGCCCTTTTCATGAAGCAGGTCCAGGAGTCCATTCATATAGGAGCCATAAAGATCTGCAGCAGCAGCCAGCTCCTGATCATTAATCACTCCCTTGATAACCAGTAAATCAATTAGGCCCTCCAACTTTGCAGAGTCCAGGTCTGGGCAGGCTATAGGAATAGGCTGCCTCTTTCCTTTTGATCCCTTTTTGTCTTTAGACATTCTTAATCCTCCCATTTACCAGGGATAAGTTCTAATTTAAAGCATTTTCGTCTAAAACAAAAAATAGACCTTAGATTCAATAAATATGCTTTAAAATTAGTTTGTTTAATGAAAGGACGTTAAAGATAGAATTAAGAAAGTAAAGAGACCCTAAGATCTCTCTACTTCCAAAAGCAGCCAGGCTTTATTAGCTACAGCAGGAGAAGCTCCCACCTTTGCCTGGACTATCTGGCCTGCAGTCAGAGCCACAGTGCCATAGTTAGTGAAACTGGTGACAGAAGCCTCCTGAGCATTGGAGAGGGCAGGTTTTGTCCCTGTGCCAGTGATAGAGGCCAAATGAGCCATGTCAGCTCCTGCCAGGATGTCCACAGTGGCTGTGGCACCTGTCTCCCTGGAGATGAGGGTGGCCTTTTTGATAGTACATGCATAGGGTGCTTTTGCTATGCCATAATCATTCTCCAGAAGATCTCCATCAGTGTCAGTGCCATCAATCTCAATGATAATAGTCCCAGCCTTCACCTGGCTTCTGATGACAGCATCAGTGTCTGCAGTGCCTGCAGCTACACCCTCCAGCTTATTGGCTCCAAAGTTGAAGGGAGGAATCAATTCCAGGAGGCCCAGCTCTTTGACCACCTGCAAAAATTTAAGAGTAGCATTTCCCATGACTTAACCTCCAAAAAGGAAAGGAATGGAGTCCTTAGACTCCACTGGCCAGAGCGATGCCACCATAGGTCTCCTTCACCAGGATACCAAACTCCAGCCACATCTGGATGATGGTGTCATGGGTCTCATCGTCCTCATATCTGTGGACATGGAATCCCATGTTATTCTCAGTGGCCTGTGGATACTTTGGATTGATTCCATAGTAGAACGTGGCAGGGCTGAATCTGGTGTCCAGGCCCAGGATGGAGCCTTCAGTGATGGCAGACTTCATCTTATGCACTTTGACGTTGCCTACCACAGGGATGGAGACCTGAGTGCTCTGGGTGTTAGGCATTCCCCAGATCTCTTTCTTCTCATTGACCCCTACGTTCAAGTTGATGAGGTAATCCATCAGCTCCCAGTAGTTGGTCTTATTGAGATAGACATCTGTCAGCTCATAGGGATACTCATCCCTCTCCATATCCCTGGCCAGGAGCATGAGATCTCCCACTGGCTTCCTGCCAGTTAAGTCAGACCAGGCAGGGGTGCTCTTTCCAGAGAAGCTATTGAATCCAGCCTCAGTGCCTGGATATACTCCACCCATGAGGGCCACACCAAACTGGTAGTTTACAGAGTCCACCAGCCAGTAGGCAGCCTTTGTATAGGCCCTCTGGATCTCATCAATGCCCTCAGTGTATCTGATGGCATCCTCATCAATCCTGATCTCCAGACCCTCAGTGGCCATTGTGGTGCTGATCTCAGTGAGCTGGCTTACAGAGACCTTTACGAACTTGGAGCCAGGAGTCCTGATTCTGGGCTTCCTTCTCTTAGGATCGTTCTTTGCGTTGTAGATCTCTTTGGTGGTCCAAATAGCCTTAGACGTGCTCTGGACCTTATTCATGAAATTGAGCCACTCCAGCTCTGGGTCCAGGATTCTCATAATCCTGGCCTCGATGAAATCAGTCTGAAGATACTGCTCATTTGGAAGAGTTACCTTTGTGTCACTCATGTATAATCATCATCCTGAATTTAGGCCACCTTGGTGATGGGGAAAGCTCCCAGACCCAAAAGCACAGGTCCAGTGACCTCTACAGAAGTACTACCTGCCAGAGTGTGGAATGGCACAAGGCCCTTTCCTCCAGAGGCTGCATAGACCCATTTCTTTGCAGACACGTCCCAGACCAGCTTAGCAGTGTCACCTACCTGCAGGGTGTCAGCTCCACCACCATTGGCAGCAATGGAGACCTCTCTCAGCATAGTGGCCTGCAGGCCAAAGATCTCCACAGTAGCTCTCCTCAGGAGGTCCTGAGACAGCATAGTAGCCAGGGAGGAGACCACATCTTCAGTGGCTGGGATATTCTTTGCAGGCTCTATGGTGACGATCTGGCCTACAATGCCATCACCAGTGCCAGAGACTGCTTCAACTACAGGGAGGCCCCTGCAGGCGTTGTAAGTCAGGGCAGTGTTCTGGAAGATCTCAACTAAATCTCCCTCATTCAGCTCACTGGCATAATCCACATCCACATGCTTCCTGCCAGTTCTGCCTATCCGTCCACTCTTCAGCTGGATATTCCCCTCAAAGAGATAACAGGAGTAGGGAATGCCCAGATATCCAACGTCACCAGCATATTGATCAGCTAGACTCATAAATCACACCTCACTGGTTTTGTTTTCATTTGCTCTTTATGCCCAGCTTAGCATCCATTTGATCATTCAAGGCATCCAGTTCTGCTCTGGTCCTCTTTCCACCCTTCCCACCTTTTCCACCAGCAGGAGGATCTATGTGAGTTTGATCACCCTCACCAGAATGCTGCTTCATCTTCTGGAAGTGATCTGCAATGGTGGCCAGGGCCTCAGGGCTCATACCCTCATAGACCTTCATTTCAGCATCAGTGAGGCCAGAATGCTGCTTGATCCTGTCCATCTGCTCCTTAGCAGAATGGGCCTTCATGGTCTGGATCTCAGTGCTGAGCCCAGTGACCTTTCCAGTCAGCTCTCCCACGGTCTTCTCCAGGTTGAGAGCCTTAGAATGGAATCCAGTGATGGCCTGGGAGATGGCCTGCTTTGCTTCATCAGGGGTCTTTCCCTCCTTCCAGGCTATCTCCAGCTTCTCTGCAGCTCCCTGCTCTCCAGGGGTGACTGTCACTGCAGGCACAGGATAAGTGGCAGGGGCAGGAGCCTGGGCAGGAGTAAAGGGTCCCTTTTGACCAGACCAGAGTTCAGCCAAAGTCTCCAGTCCTTGCAGAGCCTTAACACCCTGCTCTTCAGGCTTTAAGCCCTTAACAGTGGAAATGAATCCAGAAAGGTCATCTGCCTTTCCAAAAGACAGATCACCAGCTCCAGATCCTTTATTTTGCTCTCCAGTCATATCATTAACCTCTTTTTTACTTGAATTAACTTCTTGTTTATAAGCATTTGCTTCATAAGACTCTAATGAGTGTTCTTTTCTTGATTCAGACACTCTATCGTAAGAATGAAGCAAAATATACCTTTTACATGGATTTAATTCAAAAATATCAGATTTTAAGCCTGCTTCATCTTTTTGAAGCACTTCTTCCACTACTCTATCCAGGAAGGTCTTTGTCTCAGAAAGAGCAGATTCATCCTCAGCTCCTGCAGAGTGATGGAGGGCACAGGTCCAGCCCAGGGCTTTGTTCAAGTGCTCATGCAGCTCTTCAGTGGAGCTGCCTGTCAGGTCAATCTTTGAGAGATCCTGGGCATGTAGGCCCAGGCCACAGCCATCAGCCTGGCTGCAGGCACCAATGGGCACCAGGGCCAAATGATCAAAATCCAGGGACTTCTCAGTGGCCTCATAGTCCTTCCCCTGCCAGACACCCTTTCCAGGCTGCTCTGCAGCATAAAAGCCAGTGGAGACATCCACTATCTGCTGATCATCAATTTTGCTAAGGATCTCGCCTGGGAGCTTCTCAGGCCACAGCTCACATTTGACTCCAGCCTGATGACCCTCTGGGATATACCAGGCATCCAGGATCTGGCCTACTGCCAGGTTATTGAATGCCTTTCCACCAGTGCTCAGGGGTGGGTGATTCAAGGTTATGGGCTTCCCCTTTAGCCACCTGACATTATCTTTGATGAGCTGGCCAGGTCTATAGACTCCCTTCCAGACACCCTCACGTGTAGCGATGGCATCCAAAATAATGGGTCCAGAGTGGTCCTTTGAGTGCTGCTTTATCTCATAGCCCTCAATGGCCTGGTATTTCATGCCCTGGAGGATTATTTCAGTCATAATACCTCCTTCTATAAGTTTGATTTGAGCTAAAGCTCATCAAATTGTTTTATTAAATTATTCTCCTATTTATGCTTATTCTTTTTAAATACAGAAAGATAGAATAGTCTATTATAGAAAATAAGATTCCAAATCATGGTTTAGAGATAAAAGAAGCTTAAATAAATGGTTTAAAGAGAAAAGAGTTAAGCTGATGTCATTTATCTTACGCTTAAGGGACATTCATATGCATGACCCTATTTGCTTTAAAATACTTTTATAATACGAAGATATTAGCTCACGCTCATCCAATCCAATGTAGCTATTATGTGCGACTAGATTTCTGCAAACCACTAATTCTTCAATTTTCTGCATAATCCATGCCATTGAGGGAAAATAATCTTTAAATATTTCCCAATTATTTTGAATTATGCTGCCTAGTTCTTCAAAATCCATATAGAAAATGTCTGAATCTCCTCTGATTCTTAGCCATTTATTCTTATCTTCTCCCTCCTTTCTTGATGTAATTTTCCTTCGTGTATCTGCCCTAAGACTTAAAGAATTGAGGTAGTCATTGCCAAATTTATCCTGCCCTATTTTTTCAATGAATAACCTCAAGGAATTCTCTACGCAATATAAATATAAATATACATTTGCCATATCTTTTCCTTTTTCAATTAACTCTGAAGGTAAAATATCAAGCGAAGAACTTCGTTGAATTTGCTCCTGGAGGCGAGTCAGTTCTCTTGACATCGTTCCATCTGCTTCAGTGTTTGGTATGATCTCAACTTTCATTATGTCATATCCATAACTCTTTGGCATAACATCATTGCAATACGTTTTTAGCTTCTTTCTATCTTCCACATTTATGTCTCCAATTTTGCCAACAGGAACATGGAAATAAACCTCAGCACTAAAACCATCCCACCTAATCTTAGAAAAATTAGTAGATGTAGTAATACAGCAGATAGAATCCTTTAGTAGCCCAACTAATTTATTTTCATTTTTGGATTCCAAATATTTAATCAAATTTCCTAAATACAATTTTTCATAAGTTTCATTTAATTCAGGATGAGTAAATGCTTCAGAGTTCATATCATCTCACATAGGCCAATTTCTAGTTAGACTTATTTAAATCCTACCTACATCAAGAAAACATTGTAATAGGTCAAAAAAATGATTACAATGAGGAAATAACTATTTAGAAGCCCTCATTTCTTATAAAAGAGAGAGGCCAGGCCCTGCTCAGGATCATAGCCATACTCTGAAGGGTGGTGCCCTACCCCTTCGCCACCTTCCACCAGGACCTTATTTGTCCTGACCTCTATGAGCCACCAGGCCCTGGCCCTGGGAAGAGACTTCATCTCCTCCAGGGACTTTCTGGCACTGGCCTCCATCCTCTCCCTCTGGCCATTCCAGCCCCTATCATCCCTCATGATGACATCATATCCACTCAATACGTTAGGGTCCATCCTCCACCTCACACCATAGCTCTGAATCCCAGGAGCCTGCCCAGGACTGAAGCATATTTATTTGTTCTCATATTTTCCATGAATGCTTTATAAGCCTTTGGAGCTATTTCTGCAGATCTTTTGGGGTCCATATAGAGCCCCTGGACAAAGACTGCCCACCTCTCTGTAGGTCTCCCAGACCAGCCATAGTCTCCAGACCAGCAGTGACCCTCACACCTTTGCATCCAGGAGATCTTAACTGCATTCTTGATGTCCTGCTTCAAACCAGGTTCTATAGGCAGCATTTTGAAATACTGCTCAGACCAGTCATCAAAATTATAGATGGTGACAGGTACATCATAGTTACTCTTATAGAGGGTAGTGGAATCTCTATCTTTAACAGTCAGGAAGTCATTTAAAAACTCCACTTTTGCATGGGCTGCCAGCTCTATCTGGGCCTGCTCCTTCTGAGCATTGGCATCCATAATGGCATTAGCATATTTTTGAGCATAAGATTCCATTGCCATCATATACTCATCCAGGGTTTGGACCTTCTTAGTGACTGGTTTGACAGGCCCTATGCCATCGCCCTGGTAGGACTGCAGGGAATAACCCTTGGATTTAATTGAATCACTTATCTCATTCAGGAGATCTGCCCTGGCCTTGATATAGTCCACCTGGGCAGGAGCCTCCTTCAGCCTCTTCAGAGCTGCAGAAGAGGTTTTGTCCTCCAGGAGTGCTGCTTCTACAGTGCTATCTGCCAGCCTGACATCATTCATGGCCAGGGCATGTCTGACCTGGCACATGGTATCCTTCAGCTCAGTGTCAAAAAGATCCTGGACCTCTGGGAGAGAAAGGTTAGGGAAGCAGTTATTCCTGAGATCTGCCACAGTCCTGGCACAGTTATGCTTTGCCCCTGAGTTCATCCAGTCAATGCCATGACCTGTCTCATGCACCAGAGTGGCCCTGGCATGTGGAGATCCCTTCATGGAGGACCTGACTGAGATCAGAGTGCCCTTAAGATCATTAGCTGGATGGAATTGGCCATAGGCCCCTTTGGTATTTTTATGAGCAAAAGGAAATACTTTCTTTACTTCCTTTATCATATCGTCATAGTTGCCCATAGGGTCCAGGGTAAAATTCATCTTTCCAGTGAGGTCCTCCAGGGTGGAAGCTGAAGATGTGTCAAAGATCTTCCCCAAAACCCTGCCATAATGATTCTGTTTATTCAGGGCTACAAATCTGTCATAACACTTAGGGGCCATTTCTTTGACAGTCTTCTCATCTTTATAGAGATTAGTTACAAAGGCTGCCACTTTCTCTGCAGCCTCTACCTGGGCACCATTCCCTGAGAAATTAGTCTCCCTGGCCTGTCTCCACCACTGGGTTTTTAGATACTGGTAGATGTCACCCCATTTATTGGTCACATCCGTCTTCTCAGGGCCTTTGAGCTTCCCCATTTGCTGCTCCAGGTCCCTCTTAAACCAGTATTGATAATTATCCAGGTTTACCTCCTGGTCTTTGCCCAGGATCTTCCTGGTCATAGTGAACTTTGTATTCCCAAAGTCTTCAGCCCAGGTGAGGTCCACTCCCTTATTCTTCAGCTGCAGGAGATAGTCCTCAATAGCAGTGGCCATCTCATCCTCTGTGGTCTTCTCCTTCAGGCCCCATCTAGGCCCATGCCTTTGCCAGACAGAGGCCCAGTCTTTCTCTATGTTCTCAGCCATCTGCTCAAATTTAATAGGGGCATCAGTCTGGGAGGCTATATTCAGCTGACAGAGCATTTTATCCAGCTCTGTCTGGCCTACCTGGGAGCCCTCCTTATCAGTCCAGTCAAAGAATGCCCTAATAAAAGCATCAGGCCCCTTCATCTTTAGAGCCTTTGCCTGATCCTCAGCCCACAGCCTGGAGTACTGACCTGTTAGGAGCTGGCTGGCCTCATCAGTCCTCAGGCCCCTGTCCAGCCAAAACTGCTTATTCTTCCTGTCTATGCCTGCCAATTGGCCTGGGAGCCTGCCCTCAGCTACCTGGCCTCTGAAGCTGACAGTGAAGCCAGTCTCCTGCTGGACCACATTCCTCAGCTCATCCCAGTCCTTGAAGACCTTGATCTCCTGGGGCAGGTTCTTTGTGAGATCTCCAATGAAGGTGAGGACCTTCTTTATGGGCTCTCCCAGGGCTCCTGTGGAGACCTGCTTCACCAGGTACTCATAGGCATCAGGAGCTATCTCCTTCACCATGCCTGGGTCTATGTGGAGGCCCTCCAGCATGGCACCCATGTGAGCCTCTGTGGATTGATATTGACTCAAAGAGGTCCACTGCTCACCATCTGCATGTCTAAACCAATTTCTGAGGGTGAGATCCAGGGCATCATTAAACAGGTCATCAGGGACTGCAGCTCCATGCTGGTTAGCCCTCCATTCCTGCATGACCTCCTTAAACTGAGTGAAGGGCACTGCCTTCCTCTGCTCTCCATTCTCTCCACCCACAGGAATGGGGAAGGAAAGGAAAGAGCTGGACCTAACCTGGGCATTCAGCAGATCATGAAATTCTGCATTAGTCCTCTGCAGGTTATGCCACAGCTCAGCCTCTGTAAAGGCTGACTGAGATCTGGGAGCTATCCTGGAGAGGGGTGTATCCTTAGGCAGCCATTTGCCCTTTTGCACTATGGCCTGCCAGCCATTCTCTGTCTCCTGCTTCAGGGCCTCCAGATTAACTCTGGCATTAGCTATTCTGGCCACATTGACCTCTTTAAAGAGGGTGTTAGTCTGGGGCTTCATGGCCACCCAGACCTCATCACTGCAGCCCAGGAATTTGGAGGGGTCTCCCTCTACAGTGGAAGCCAAAAATTGGCCATAGGCTCCCACTGCAGCATGAGTCTTTGACAGCTCTGGAAGGTCCTTATTGATCCAGACATCATTATCCCAGCCTGGCTTAAAATTGGCACCATAGTCCCTGCCACTTTCAAAGGCAGTGACCTCTTTAATCCTGGTGTCCAGATCTGACTCCAGAGTGCTCTTCACACTCTGATAGTCCATGTCCACTGTCCAGTCCTGCCATGCCTGAATCTTAGGGGTCACAGGAGCTGGGGCTGGAATCACTGGCTGCTCTACCTTTCCGTCATCAGGCCCTGCAAAGCCCTCCTCAGCATCCTTAGAGAAGTGGATCTTTACCCTACATCTGCAGAAAGGATGATAGGCTGGAGGCTCCTGGGGTGAGTCCCAGGGGAAAAATTTGCCCTGTAAATCCATGCAGAAGGGGCAGCTCCTCTCATCTGCAGAGCAGACAGAGATCCAGCCATCCCCTGTGCCCATAGCTTTGTAATGATCCAGGTAGCCCCTATTTCTCAGAGAGTAAGTTATGGTCCTGGAGAGCAGATTAGCATAGGACTCAGGGGAATAGATCCTCACCACTTGATTCCCGTCTTTATCCAGCTTCGGCTTCCCATCAGGGCCTTTGAGGGGCACCTGGACTGGCTCCCTCATAAAATGAGTGATGGTGTCCTGCATTCCTTTGGCCATGACACCAGGGGCAGTGCCTGAATTGATCTGGTCAGTCAGCCTTTTAGTGAGCATGGTGGCCAGTTTATCATTATACTCATGGACAGGCTTCAGAGTGTTTATGAGATACTTCACCTGCTCCTTTGGATCTGGGCCACCCAGCTCCACCTTCTCCTTCCCTTTGCTGCTTTCCCACATGGCCACTGATTGGCCCCTGGCATAGCTCTTCACCAGGCCGTCCACAGTGGCCTTATCCAGATCCAGCACCAGCTGAGTCCTGAGCTTCTCAAAATCCTTCTCTGTCTTTACTGTGATCCTTTGGCCCTCTGGAGCTTTGGTTCCAGATCCAGATGGAGGTTTGGCTATAGGCCCAGATGGAGGAGTGGCTGGCTGGTCTTCTGGCCTTTTAATGATCCCCAGGTCTATTTTATCCCAGAGCTTTGCAGATCCTGCCCTGAATCCAGGGGCATAATTCGTGTCCTTGATGAAGCCCTCGATGTCATCTTTCGTGATATCTCCAGCATAGAAAGCAGCCTGGAGCTGGATCATAGAGGTGTTCACATTATCCTGGCTAAAATCGATTTTCTGGACTGCTATCTCTTCTATGTCCTTCTTCAGTCTAAGGACTGCTGGATCATTTTTATATTTAGGATTATCAAAAACCTCATCACTGAGGAGGCCCAGGACATAATTCCTCCTCAATTCTTTATAATCTAAGGGCATGAGTGACCTCACTCAGCCCCTTTGCCTGGCTTTCTCTTCCTGCCCTTCCCAGTCTTCCCCTCCTCTTCCTGGGGCTGGCTGGTCATCCCATCCAGGAGCTGGATGGCCCCATTAGCAAAGTCCTGAACTGCCTGGTTATACTCCTTGATCAGGTCGGTCTCCAGCTTCAGCTCCACAGGGGCCAGGGCTGCAGCATCATCATGGTGGTGGATATGAGGCCCATGCAGCTGCTCATCAGTCATGTACCTCATTATTTCAGACTGCTCACCAGCTTTGGGCTGCCCATTCTGCTGACCTCCCTGGTCTCCTCCACCCTTCCCCTGGGTGTTTTCTTTAGACTGTTTCCCTTCCTGATCAGCAGGAGGCTTCTGCCCACCAGCCTGCAGAGCCAGGAGCCCATCTAATGGGTTTGCAGGAGCAGCTTTGAACTCATCTCCACCCTCCACTGGCTTCAGGCCCAGGATGGCCCTGGCCTCATTCTTGGTGACTATGCCCTTATCATAAGCCTCACCAGCCAGGCTAATCTGGAGCTTCTTAACCTCCAGCTCAGCTCTCAGGGTCTCAGTGTCATTGACTTTGTACTTCAGGATAAGATTATCAAAATCAAGCTCAGTGAAGTCCATAACCCTGGCCTTCATCTCAGCCCTGAGGAAGTCCTCCACAGTGGACTCAATGCACTTCAGGAGCCCTCCTCCTATGGAGGTCATAAACTGCTGAGTGATATAGCCTATGGCATAGGTGGAGCCTGCCTCATAACCAAAGAGGGAGAGAGGCACTCCCAGGGCACTGCAGATGGACATGTCACACTTCTTGATAACTTCCAGGTAGTGGACAGGGGCTTCAGACTGGCCACCCTTCTGCTCCACAGTGACATTAGTGCCATGAATCCACATGTGGTCAGTCTCCACAGGCAGCTCCTGACCACAGGTGGGAGAGTTAGGATCATTATCAGTATAATAAAGCTTTTTTCTAAACTCCTCAAAAATGTCATTGGCCATGTCCCTGGCCTGCTTCAGCCTCTCCTGCTGGCTGCCCTGGTAGTTCATGAGGTTCATGACCTCTGAGAGATCCAGGGAGGCATCCCACCTGGGCATTCCAGTCCTGCTCCACCTGAGATAATCAAGATTTAGAGCCAGCTTCATCTTCAGGACAAAGACCAGGCTCTCCAGGGGTGAAATGCCCCAAATGCCATAAGAGTCCCTGCCAAAGATGTCTTTCTGATAATTTCCCTGGCTCATCATGGAGAAGTGGAGGATCTCATCTGCAGTGATTCTCTCCCTGGCCTCTCCCACTGCCTGGGCCACCACAGGCACAGTAGTGGTGGGAGTACCCTGGCTGGTCTGCATAACAGGCTGCAGAGTGGGTTTTGTAATCTGCTCTTTAGATCTCTCACCCACCAGATAGGTCTCCCTCTTCCTGATTACCTGATTATTCTCAGGGTCCTTCTCATAGGCATTGTCTATGATGGTGACAGCATAAGTGGGCAACAGCTCCACCTTATCTATGGTTGAGCTGGCACCCTTCCTGAAGAGCCTCCAGACCACATCTCCATTCTTCACTAGGCCCCTGACGATCTCTGGAAGATTAGTGGAGAATTTGATCTCACTAAGAATGGTCTCCACATCTGCCATGAAGTCCTCCCTGCTAGGTGTGTATCCTTCTTTCAGCTCTGGTCCCTGGTAGGAATTGAGGACTGAGAAAGTGATCATCTGCAAGGCCACACCCAGCTCAGGGTCCAGCCTGGGCATGACATCATAGATGACATATTTGTTAGTCCTGGCTGGATCTGCCACCAGGAAAGTTTTCAGGTCATTTATCATCATTTGGTAAAAGGAAATTGAAGTCTGAGTATTCTGAGCATGAAACTCCACTGTAGGTCTAATATCATGGGTTTTTAGCTTAGATACTGCCTTTTTTGTCTTCTCCTGGCTCATAGATGACATTTAAGGTCTATTACTAATATAAAAACTATAGGTCTTATCTATTTTAGAAAATAGAAGTTTAATAAGGTTTTAAATTAGAAAAGAAAGCAGAATACTGGGTTTAAGGAATTTTCAACCCAGTATAAATGCCCAGGCCATTGGTGAGGAGAATCTCATCCCCAGATGTAACGTTCTCATAGAGGTCCAGGGTTTGGGACTTTCCACCTTCGACTATCAGGGCCTTATCCTACCTTGAAAGGCCCTGCAAAGGGCTTCTGCCCAGGCTTTGCATCTGTGACCTTGAAGGGCTCCACTCTCTTCCCCTCTGCAGCCAGCTCCTCATTCCTCCACTGCAGAAGAAGCTCAGGGTCTCTGCCCATCTGCTCCACAAAGTCCATCCAGGTGACCTGCCTACCAGTGGCTGTGACGTATTTGATCCTGTAATTCCTGACAGTCCTCAGGGCACCATAGTCTCCTATTTTGCCTGTGGGAGTGTCGGACCCTATGCCTTCAAAAGGAATGCACTTCAGGAAATCAGGATTCTCAGAATCAGGCTCTCTGGTGACCTCAGCCACTGCAGCACAGTCTTTACAGATCAGGAAGAACCGTCCTCCACCCAGCTCCTTTGGAAGGGGCACAAAGGTGAAAGATCCAGTCCATCCACATTCAGGGCACATGCCCTGTTTATCTGAAATTCTCTCTATAGGAGCACTCATAGCCATTATAGTTCCTCCAGGAACTATAGCTAACATGATTACTTATAGATCTTATGGTTAGGCTGTTTCCTGGATAAACTTCTGGAGCATGGCCTCCAGCTCATCCAGGATGTCTCCCTCCTGGTCATCTGCAGAGGAAAACTCCTGCCAGGGATGGCCAAAGAGATCCAACATAGCATTCTCCCTGACCTCTACAGCATAATGAAGAGCCTCATCAGTTGTCCCAAAATATTTGGGATTATCCCTCTTCTGCTTCCAGCCCTGGATTTTCTCCAGGAGCTTCTGAGCCTCAGCCACTGGTCTCACCTCCCTCCTTCACCTTTTTGATGACCTTTTCAAAGCCAGGGTCATGGGCCTCAAAGCCTTCCATAGGCACTATGAAGAAGCTGACCATCCTGGCTCCTCCAGGGTAGCCGTCATAGTCAAAGAGCAGGAGGATCTGCCTCTCCTGCAGGAGGGTCTCTGCAGCCTTCAGGACCCCAGCCATGATGTCCAGCTTCTCAATATGAAGCAGACTGTAGCCATCCCCTTTGTTGACCAACTCAGTCAGGTCTGCATAGTCCTTTGCCATCCTCTGGGCCAGAGGCCACTCATAGAATACAGCCACCTTATCATTGGTCACCAGCCCCAGCCAGGAGGCTCCCTGTCTAAGCTTCCCCATAACCTGGTCAAAGGCTTCCTGCTCTCCAGCCCTTAGGGGCCTGAGAGCTATGATATTCACTGCCCCTGCCTTCAAATCAGCCAGGAGCTTCTCCTTAGAATATTCTGAAGTGTCCATAAGACTCACTCCAGTCCTGGGCTGGGCTGCCATAGTATTTATGGATTTGCTTAAAAAGAGAAGAAAAGTGGAGGTATAGTCCTGTTTACCAATGAATAAACTGAGCATCAAAAGCCCTGCCATAGGCAAAATGGGGCTTATCTATATCGATTATTTTAACGCTTTTATAAGGACCAAATTTTTTATTACCTGGATGGGCAGCCTCAGCCAGATCTCTGGCCTCCTCCTCATTATGAGCCACCACTACATCCAGGCCCCTATGCCAGTCTGAATCTCCCTCTTCCACAAATCTTCTTAAAACAAATACCCTCAGCCCCTCGTTCTGCTGAGAGGCAGATTGTACTGCTCCACACATCTTTTTTTCACTCCCATTCCATAAATCCCTCCCAAACCTATGGGAGGGAAGAAATGCACATAAGTTAATCCAAGTATATCAAGATAACCTGCATGTGGAGCGAAAGTGAGAATGATAGCTTCAGGCTCCTGGATTTAACTCTATGCAGGACTCATGAAATACATGCCTGGGGCCTGAGCTATATTCATCCTGCCAGCCTGGGCTTCCATGTGGACTATGGGCAATCCCAGGGAGGTGAAACCCTCACCATGATGATCTGTGCCCTCTACTATTGACAGGTCCCCCTGGACTGCATTGAGAGACCTTAGCTGCCTGTCATCATCCAGGAGATGAAGCCTGCCTGAGCTGAGCACGGTGTCCAGCTCAATTCCTATCCTGGTCTTCATCTCCCTGTTAATTGTGATAGGCTGAAGATTGAAGATGGTGGAGGTCTCCTCTCCATTGTTTCCCAGCTCCTCACACTGGGCCAGCTCTCCATGAGTGTTATCACCATAGACCACTCCAATGCCAAAGAAATTTACAGCCTTATTTATATAAGTAAATTGAGAATAACCAGTATCTTGATCTGGCACTGAATAATCCACATGGTCAAACCACTTGGAGAGGAGCTGGAAATAGTGCCTGTTTTGATAATGCAGCACTACAAAGTGGGCAGGGTGGACCTTTTTGCCTGGGTCATAGCCTGCTATTATAGATTTTCCTGAATAAATAAACTCAGGAATGGCTTTGGTGGCAAAGTCCAGATTCATCAGATGCTGGTCTGGCAGGATCTTAATGTGGCTGAAGTAGCTGGTGGCTGAGGACCTGGGCTGGCACATGTACTCCTGCTCAAAGAGGCTGATGGTGCCTCCCTGCAGCCTGACCTTCCTGGATCTTCTCATCTCATGGAGCTTCTCCAGGGAATACATCTCTGGCCAGAGAGGGGTCTCCTGGCCATTGGTCAGCATGATAGCCTTCTCATATAGATAGGCTGGGCTGCCATTTGCCCTGGTGAAGGCCCTTAAAATATTAGGGTCATAGAAGAAATCCACCTCTGTCTGAGGGGTGCCTATCACATGGAGCTGGCCTACTTCATAAGGGCTGTCCACAGGGATGGACATGACTGTGCCCGTAAAGAGACCATTGATCTCAAAAATGCCTGTGGGTGCTGTGATGGATTTAGGGTCCTTAAAAGGATCATCCACATAGACCCTCTCTGAGTGCCCTCCTCTGACACCCTCCAGCATACCAAAAGTCTTAATCCTAAATTTATGGACCCCATTATCCCAGCTCCAGGTGGCCAGGGTCTCAGCATCCTTCTTGGCATCCCTCAGACCCAGGTCTGGCATGATGGAGTTTATGACCAGCTCTTTGATCTGTAGGATGTGCTCATCAGCCAGGTTCTTTTTGTAGCTGCCATAGAGCACCCTGAAGTCCCTGGTGGTGTGGACTGGATCTATCTTAGGCAGGAATTGATATCTCCAGATATCCCAGAGGTTCAAGTCATAGAACCTCATGGACTTCCAGTGAGCCCTGGGGCCTACATAAAGGGTCCAGGGATTTGACTGCAGGAAGTCACACATCCTGTTTACATACTGGCCAGAAGTAAAGCCTCCAAACTTCTTCTCTACAGCCCACCTATAAACGGTATTAGTGAAGCTCTTCAGGTCCCAAAAGGAATTTTCCAGCTCTTGGATCTCCCTCTGTCTCAGGGGCCTCTCCAGTGAGGCTGAGATCTTCTTCTTTAATTTTGAACTTAGTTTTATTTTAGTCTTGAGATCCCTATGAGACATTTAAAGGACCACTTCCCTTGGCCCATCATCAGAGGCAGGAGTCTGATCAGTGGCCACTTCCCCAGGGGCAGGTCCTGGGAGCTGGGCAGGATCAGGGGCAGGGGCAGGGGCAGCATGGGGCTCATCATCTTCCACCAGGGTAAAATCAGCATCCTCTTCTTCACCATCCGCTCCATTCTCCTCTTCTCTCACCCTCTCGATCTCATCACCCAGGTGATCATAGAGCTGTTTATAAACACCAGCCAGGGTGTGGCCTGAGTAGGCCCTGGCCCTCATGAGATCTGATTCCCCTGAGGCTTCATCAAAGAGGTCCCTCAGGTCCTTTGCCAGGGTCTTCAACTTGAATCTGATGTCAGCCCTCTCCACCTGCAGGAGGGCCTCTCTGTAGGACTTCCCTGCTTTCAGCCTCTTTCTCAGGCTGGCCACCATGTCTGGAGAGACCTGCTCTCCTGTCCTCTCACTCAGGTCATGGGCCACTGCGATGATCCCCATCTCTTCAGGGTAAGTCATGGCAATTGTGGCCAGGCCCCTCTGCTCCAGGGTTTTTTGATTAGATTTTACGTTTCCTGCCATCGATTTCTCTATATTCCATAGCACCAATATTTAAGACTTTGCTCCATAAGTCTCCCATAACTACCATAGAAGTCTCCCAGACCTTCCACATAAGATCAGTATATTATTTTTTAACTATACATCACGAATAATCACAATCCATCTCAATTATTTTAATTTGAATTATTTTCAACAGATAATTTTATAAGGTTAAATATTCCATAGTTTCCATAGGACCTATGGAAAGGATTTCAAGGAGATGAATTAGTAGTCCTCCCATAATTTGACCTAAAAGCACTGGAGATGAATATAATGGGATATAGACCAGATCTTTCCGGCTTTACAACTATGGGAATACGTGAATGGGCTATGAATACTTGCAGAATCTATGACACCTATGTGCCCAAGGAGATTGAAAGGGCTGAGCCTAAAGGGATAATGCCCTTTGGAGAGCTTTTCATGAGGCTGGCCGATAGGCAGCAGGTGCCACCTAGCGAGAAAGAATTTTGCCTTAAGCATACCGAAATGGCCACCGACTGGCTGAAGAAGCATGGCTTCAAGCCTGGAGATTGGACTAGAAGGCTGGGCAGGACTTATGTCAGCTTTGTGAGAGATCTGGAATTTCTAGTCAGGCTTAAGGAATCAGATGCCTTCACCTATGTCTATTATGATGTACAAGATGACATGAATGGCATTGATGCAAAGGTAGGCTACATAGGAGAGGAATGGAACCTCCAATTCTTCTGGTTTAATCCTGAGAGGCCCCAGCAGAGCCTTCACTGGCTGGAGAAGAAACAGAGAAAGTATAGGCATATCCCTCACATGATCTATGTGCCTCTGACACCCCTGGAATGTGACACAGTTGGCCAGTTTGTCTTCTATCCTGCAGAGAAAGTCCAGGAAATAACAAAGTATGCAGACAGGGAGTGGCTCACAGAATTTGCTGCCAATCGAAAAGAAAAAATGACAGTAAGCCCACCTATTGTATGCTGAGCCTTTTATTTTATCCTTTTAGTGGAGTTGGGGCCTTCATGATCCCAGCAGGGACTGGAAGATAGCTGCCCTCACAGAATGACAGCCAGTCAACATTGATAGGCATGGGTTTGCTTATATTAACATGACTGTTTATGACAAAGCTTCCATTCACAAAGGTGGTGGTAACCCATTCAGGATGCTTTCCAGTGCCATCTATGACACTGCCCTGCAATACTCCATCACCCTGCATGAAGTATTGAGTATCAAAACTCTCAGGATTCAGCTGCATTCTGCCAGCTCCAGTAAAGTTTCCTAGATTGCTGGCTCTTAAATTGCTTTGCCAGCCTACCCTTTGGCTATTAGCAGAAAGCATAAACTGATTCCAGATATTCTTCTGAGATGCCTGTATCACATAGTCAGACCCAAAGGTATAGTTTCCCTCATCCTGGGTCCAATTGAGTCTCTTTGAGTAGCTTTGCATTCCCTGGCCTATGGCTCTCTCTTTGGCCTCCTTTGCATCAGTAGTAAAATGGCCAATTCCATTCCCTAAGACCATCACATCCTCTGAGATGGTGTTAGCCAGTGAAGGGATCAGAGTAACCAAATAGATAGCCAGGACCAATAAGGCACAGATGTTAATTTTCGTAGCTTTTCACCTCTTTTTAATGGTCCTTTTCTTAATTATGGATTTTATATCCACATTTAGATTTAACAAAGCCATGTTAATAAGTCTTTTCCTAAAATAATCCATAATAGAATCTATTTAGTTTATAACTTCTTCACTATAATAATGGCAGGGGTCAATCTCCACATTTTACACAGTTAACGGCGTTATTTCGATATGCAGAGCAGCCTGGCAGACATGGCAGGGGTACCCCTCCTCTATTAGAAGAGTAAGGAAAATAGTATAGGAGGGAGAGTATAGTAAAGGTTAGGGGAGGGGTACCCCTGCCA